ATGATGTCGCCCCGCACCAGCACGCGGCCCCCGTCGACCGGCTTGATGCCCTCTGCGACGATCTCCTGCGTGGCCTTCACGCGCACCTGATATTTCAGGTTGCGGATCGCGGGCAGGCTTTCAATCGTCCAGGTCAACAGGATTGCCGGGCGGCGCGCAGTGCCGCCTGCGTCCGACAGGTCAAACGCAGCCACTGACAGCGGCACCACAAGCGGCGCAGGCGGTGTCTGACCATTGGTGGGCAGAGGTGCCGGCACGTCGAGCTCCGGCCCCCAATCTGTATCCGTGGCCTCGCGCTCGCGCATCACCACGACTTGCAGCAACGTGTCGGTGCGGTCCTCGACCTCGATCACCTCGAACACCTTGTTCGTGTAGCCGTAAATCTCGGACGTGAAGCTGATCGAATCCAGCGGCTCGACCAGCGCGAAACTCGGCGGCAAGGTCACTTGGAACGTCACAAACCGGCGCGCATCCAGCAGCAGAGAATTCAGCAGGTGCTGCGCCTGCGCCTTGACGCTCACCGCAGGCAGTCCAACGCTTGCCACCCGCTGCCCGCCATCCTCGGCCACCCAATCCTCGTTCAGGATCAGATCGGCCTCGCGGCCCTCCCAGATATCATTCGGCTCGACGTAAGTCCCGGTGATGCCGTTGGTCACGTTCTCGAACGCCGGGAACGGCGTGAGCTCCGAGGATTCCGTGATTACGAAATCCGCATCGGTGAGAGCCAGCACCGGGGCCGAGGGCGCACCCACGCGCACCCGGAACACGCCACCGAACTCAGCCGTCTGGGCAAAGCTGGCGCGGTTCATTTCCTCGATCACATCGACCGGGGCCATCTCCTCGACGTTGATCTCGAAGCCCGCCACGTATTGCTTGCGCCCGCCGATATCGACGTCGCACTCGTTCATGCCCGCAAACCAGTTATCGAGTGGCAAATCCTCGGCAGACACCTGCCCGCCCCAGATGTCGCCCGTGGGCAGGGTGATGCCACGATAGATGTTGTAATTGATCACCTGCGGATTTTCTGAGAACTCCCAAGTTGCGGGATTGTCCCACCGATGCGCGCCAGAGCCGCCCACGGTGGTATCCTTGCGCGGATCGTAGAGCTTGATGCCCTGCACCTCGAACCGGACAGAGGGCAGGCCCTGATAAATCTCGGGGTCCAGCGCGAATTCCAGCACCGCATAGGCTGTGCCGCGCAGGACGTGATCCGTGGTCCAAGGACGGTCAGGATGCGCGCCATAGTATGTCACCAGCGTTGGATCGGCCTCGGTCTGCGTCCCGTCGTAGAACCACATCCACGCGGTCGGGTCTGTGTCGTCCTGCCGGAACTCGGTCAGGATGCGACGGCCAGAATTTTCGGGCACCTCATTGAACGGCCCCGCGCTATTGTCGGGGGCCTCGATGTCGGAATATTTGCCGTTTATGACGATCCGCCCAGTCAGACCTTGCACAGGAATGTTCGAGACCTCGAGAATGTAGGTCAGGATGCCGTTGTTCTTGAAGCGGCTATAGGCGGGCGCAACCGCGTGGCCCTCCGCCGCCATTGTGCCCACGATGAATTTCTGCGGCGTCACGTCGCCGGTCGTGGTCTGTTCGGTCTGGATGCCCTGACCATTGACCTTGGGCTTCTTGGCAAAGGCTTGATTGAGCAGCGAGAGGCCCACGCCCACGATGATCCGCGTCGCAAACGCCCCCAGTGCACCGAACCCCGCAGCAATCGCCGCAAACGTGCCAGCCCCGGCGCTTGATGCCGCCAGCGCAACGGCAATCGCAGTGGAAATCGGCTCGGCCATAGCTCCGCCGGGTGCTACGATAAAGCCTACGAGGAACGCAAAGAACAGGATCATATCTTGAAAGCCCTCGCCGCCTTGAGGCGCGATAAATGGCCCAGCCCGTCGGGGCGCAGCACGAACACGCGGTCGCTGGCAAAGATGCCCATGGCGCTGCCCTCGCACACCGCCAGATCGCCCACCTGCGCCATGGCGGGCGGGATCTCCGGGAAGAGGCTGGCGATATAATCGACATGGCTGGCAAAGCCGTCTTCGGCCATCACGCGGGCAAGCCCCGCCATGCTGCGATAGCGCCCGCGCCACCGCTCGCCGTGATCCACGCCCGTCGCGGCCTTGACCCACCCGGCGACATACATGCCGCAATCGTGGCTGCCGGGGCGAAAGCGCATCACCCGCACAGTGTCGAGATAGGCGATCAGCATCTGTGCCCGGCTCATCCACGACTATCCCCGTTGCTGGTACTGCCCCCGCCCGCGCGCTCGTCTGCCGTGGGTGTGGACGGCGTGACGCTCGTGGGCGGCGGCGCGCCGTTCTGCGACTTGCCTGACCCCCAGAACACCGGCACCGCGCCCGAGGTGGCGGCATTCTCCCGCCCCCGGTCCGTGGCGTTGATCCGGCGCTGCGCGGAATTGGACTTCTTGAGCGCCAAGGTCCGGGTCAACGCCCGCGCGGCGCTTGCCACCGTCATGGTGACATCCGCCGATTGCCCCTCTGCGGCGCGCGGCAGGGGCATCTCTTCGACCCAACCTTTGATCACCCGCACGGGCACGCCGACCTGCACCGCCTTGACCGGATCGAAAAACACCCGGTGCACCTCGACCGGCGCACCGCGCAGGTCATAGAGGTTCACCAGATTGACCACCGCAGCCGGAATGCCGGAAAAACGGATTGTGTGCATTCGTACATTCAAGCCCACTTCGCCCCGGATCGGATCAAGCCCAAGGATTGAGCCCGCGCCCTGATAGCTGCGCGCGGTCTCGCCAACGGTGAATTGCCGAACATCAAGCCCATTCCAGAACCCCACGGCCTCGATCAGCCCTGTGGATTTGCGCCGCGCTGATACCCACACCAGATGCCGGGATATGACACCCGTAAGGCTGGCCAGCATATTTTCGGTGGCGGTGCCGTAATCGCGCATCTACACCCCCACGCTTTGCACAAAGGAGAACTGTGCGCCCTCGGCTCTGCCCGCGCGATGTGCGCCGTAGGCCGGATTTGGTTCGAGCCGCGCCTTGATTACCGGCCTGATCAGCGTCACGGGATCGCCAACGACAATCCCCGGCTGGAGCGGCGGCGTCACTTGAAACCATGCGGTCGTGCCCGGAGCGCCGGACTGGATATCACTCACCACCCGATGCAGGCCATATCGCACGGGGCTGGAGCCATACTGCACGCCCATGAAATCGCCACCGCGCAGCCAATAGAGACCGGGCATGCCTTGCAGCTTGATCATCCGCGCATCTGCCGCATCAAGCTGTGCGACCGTGGGCGTGGCCGCGCCAAGGATCGCCCCGGTCGGATCATCTGCCGGATGCGTCTTTGCCGGATCGTAGACCAGAAACGACGCCCCCGGCGTGTCCAGCACGGACAAGAGCGCGTCGATCCGCGCGGCATTGCTGCGATTGCTCATGGGGGGAAGGGTAAGCGACCCGCGCCACACCGGCGCACCCAGCAGCGCAGGCAGAGGAATGCCGCTGGCCGTGCGGTCGATCTGCATGGGCGTGTTGATCACGAGCTGCGAGACCGAGATTTTCAGCCGGTCTTGGAACTCGGCCAGAACGAGGGGAAAAGCCAAGGGCATCAACCGCGCCTCCGGGGGTCTTTGTTGATACGATCAACCGCCTGCGGCAGGCCGCTGCGCGTGAATTGCTCAATCCCGGCCCGCGTCACCTGCACGGCCACTTCCCCCGATATGCGGCGCACGTCCTGGACGATGCTGCCGTTCTCGACGCGGGCCACGACCTCGATGCGCGGGCCCGCGCTACCGCTCTGGGCTCGCGTCGCACCGGCAGCCTGCGCGGGCAGGGGCAGGCCGCCCCCGGCAAAGCCTGGAATGATCGCGCCTGCGTTCATGGCCTCGAGCACCGCGCGGTTGCGGGCCGTGGCCTCGGCCGTCATGATGAATTCCCCGGCGCTTACCATCGCGCGGATCCTGTCCCCCCGGCCTGTGCCCGCGCCCAAGAGGAGGCCGGGACGGGTGACAAGAGGATCGCCGCCACTGGCAAAGCCGGGCGCCATCTCGCCGGGCAAGCCGCCAGACGCAATATTGATCAGCGACCCGCCCGAGAGGAGACCAAAGAGATCGCCAAGGCCGCCACCACCGCCACCGCTGCCCCCAAAGAGACCGGAGAGCGGGCCGGTGCCGAGGATCAGCGCTTCCTTGGCCGCGCGGATGACCATGTCGCCGATCCCCTCCCAGACGTCCCGGAGGCTTTCGGCCTCGAGCAGCACGTCGTCGACGGCGTTGTTGAATTCCTCCTTGCGCTCCATGGCGACGCGCTCGTTCTCATGGGCCTCGACGAGCGCCTCGATCTCCGCGCGTTGCTTTGGCGTCGCGGCGGTCAGGCGGTCGCGCAGGCGGATCATCTCGCGCTGCACCGGGTCGCTCTCGCGCAGCGCCTCGATCTCGCGCCGCTTGCTCTCGATCAGCCGGTCGAGCGCCTGCTGTTCGCGCAGGGTCTCGTTGGCCGATGCGCCACGCGCGCCGCTGCCGGACCGCGTCGGCCGGGCTAGCTCGTTGAGGCGGGATGTCTCACGGGCCAGTTCGACAACGGCGTCCCGGCGCGCATTTAGGTCATCGACTGTTGCCGTATCGCCGCTGGCCTCGCCCCGGATTACCGCCGTCTCGCGGTCGAACCTAGCACCGGCCAAGGCTCCGGCGCGCCCAATCGGATCGTCGCGAAACTCCGCCCGGATACGGGCGTTCTCCAACCCGACCTGGCCTTGGGATTGCAGGTCGAACATGGCATCGACGGCACCGCGCACCTCGGCCGAGAGCCGCGCGGCCTCGTCGGCGGCCGCGCGGATGCTGCCGGACATGTCGCTCGTCGCGATTTCAAAGGTGTGTTGTGCGGCCTCGCGCATGGCCTCTTTTGTTTCTTCGCTCGCGCCAGAGGCGTCGGCCTCCGCAAGCGCCGCATCGAGGGCGAACTGCGCGCGCAACCGCGTCACCTCGGCACTGTCCGCGCCTGCCCGCGCGATAGCCTCGGCCACGCCATTCTGCTGGATCATGGTCGAGAGCGTGGCCTGCGCCGCCGCCTCGGCCTTCAGCTGCTCGCCGGTGCTTTTGGTCACCAGATCGAGGAAGGTCAGCATTTCTTCGGTCTGGCGGTTTCGGGCGGGGTCTTCCCCTTGCAGCTTGGCAACTTCGGCCAGGGTCAGACGCATTTTGTCAAGCGTCAGGAGGCGGTCTTGCTCTGCCTCGGACGTCTCCCCCGAGGCCAGCGCGGCGCGGGTGTAGCTCTCGATCAGCGCGTCGACGGCGGCGGCTTGTTCTTCGACCGTGCCTTGCGCGGCCTCCTGAAGGGCGGCGAAATCGTTGAGAACGTCTTGAACAAGTTCACGGCTCCCGGCACGCATCCGCCCAAAGAGACCGCTGAGGTCGAACTCAGAAGCGAGCGTGGAGAGCGCTTGACCCTCGGCCACGTCGAGCCCGCCGTCGACCGATTGCGGCAGGAGGTTGCGGTTGCGGTTGATGCGCCCAAAGTCCACGCCGGTTTCGCCCAGAAAATCTCCGATGTTTTCGCCGGTCTCACGGGCGGTGATACGCTTCTCGGCCTCGACGATCCGGTCGAGCAGGTCTTGGGCGCGGTCCACAAAGCCTTCGCCGAAGCGGTCGGCCAGTTCGAGCCGGGTGGATGAGGCCTCGGCGATCTTGTCCCTCAGGCTGTCGATCCGGTTCTCGAGCGCCTCGACGCTGTCCGCGAAACTCTCGGCCTCTTCCGAGGAGGACATGAACCAATTGACCACGGTAGCGGTCGCCGCCAGTGCGCCGATGGTGATCAGATTGATCGGGCTCAGCATCGCGAGAACCGCCCCGCCCAATGCCCGGAACGCGCCCGCCGCCCCGAGCGGCCCGATCACCTGAGTGATTTGCGTGCCCTGCTGAATGGCCAGCGTGAGCGGGTTCTGACCCGCCGCGAGCATGACAAACACGTCATTGCCCTGCGCCACGAGGTTGCCCATCGAGCCTGCGGCGAGGCGATTGGCCGAGGCCATTTTCTGGGTCGCCGCTGCATTGACCTCGGCGGCCGAGCTTGCCGCCCTAAGGCCCGTAGCGGAGGTTCTGGCGGCCGTCTCAAGCTGCTTGACCCCGCGTGCGGCGGTTGCACCTTGGGTGCCGACGCCGCGAATGTCCTGGGAGGCCGATTTCGCGGCGGTGCCGGTGGCCTGCAACTCCGCCTTCGCCTGATCGGCGTCCATGAGGATCTCGCCCTGGACACGGAATGCCATCTCAGTTCTCCCTCATCGCGGCCACAGCCGCGCCTTCGATCACCTGCACCTCGGCCCAAAGCGCGGGCGTGACCTTGACCCCGCTCATGCGCAGGCCCGCCCGCGCGGCCGTGTAGTCAAGGCCCACCACGCGGAAACCCGCCAGCCCGGCCGAGACGGTGCGCCATTGATTGCAGACCGCGAGAAAGGCCCGCACCGCCGGGACATTCTGCGGCCAAACACCAGAGCCGGACGGATCGCGGCGGAGGTGACCCGGGTCGATCCCCCAGAATTCCGCCTCGTCGTCATGGTCGCCGCCTGCGTCATCTGCGATCAGGTCGCCGCGCGCCCATGCCCGCCCGGCCCATTTCAGTTTTTTACCCGTTTCCCCACCAACGCCGCGTAATAGGCGTTGACCAGGGCGACGCGGACATAGGCCAGTCCAATCAGCCGGTCGCGCAGGCCGTGGCTGTAAGGCAGCTTGTTGCCCTTCTCGTCCTCGATGTCGTCGAGACTGACGATGGCCGCCGACAGGAACTCGCGCTCGCCGCGCGTGGTGCGCATGTCGAGCGCCTCAATCTCTTCATCGGGCAGCACGCGGAAGGTGGCATTGAGCGTCTGGAGATCATGGCCGCCATCGGCGGGCACCTTGATCTCGACAGGGTGGGTGAAGGTCGGCGTCTGGTCGATCTTGAACATGGGGGTGAACTCTCTTTCAAAGGGGCATTGAAGGGGGCGTTGAACCCCCTCAGGTGAGCGTCATCGCCCACTGGTCGGCGGCGGTGGAGGCGGTGGGCAGTGGCACGAGGCGCAGCGGCCATTCCTTGCGGCCTTGCCCGTCCTCCAGCCCCTCGGGACGCTGCATCTGGGCATTCGGGGCCGCGATATTGACGATGTTGCCCGCCGTCTTGCCGTGCTCGATCTCGACGGCGACCTTCTCTTGGGTGGCCGCCATGGTGAACGGGTTGAAGGTGGAGAGCGTCACGGCGCGCACCCGCGCCTCGATGGTGTTCTCATGCCCGTCGAGGATCACTTCCTCCTCGCCGATCAGAAACTGCGCCTCGATGCGGTTGGCGAGGGTGAGCTTGAAATTGCGCATCACGAGCGAGGTGCTATCAATCGTGAAGACCGGCGTGTTGGCATCCGACGCGGCCAGCGGGTCGGGAATGCCGATAAAGTCCGGGGTTGGCTGGACCACGTCGGCCGGGGCCACATAGAGGGCCGTGAACTCGAACTCGATATAGGGAATGCCCGAGGCCGAGACGTCAAAGGCGGCGGTGCCGCGCACGCCCACCATGGCATAGAGCGTGCCGCCGATATTGAGGTGGAGTGTGATGCTCTCGAGGTTTGAATAGACCCGGTTGTAGACCACGGAGGTGGCCGCCGTCACGGTCTCGGCACAGCCGCAGGCGCGCAGGAGACGGCCCCAGCGGGGCGCGGTGCCGACGGTACCGGAGCCTGCCAGTTCGACCTTGAACGAGATCGTGCGGTGCAGATCGACGGGGATCGTGCCGGTGGGGCCGCCGTGCGGCGTATCGAGATTGCGGTCCAGATCCTGACCCTGCATCGGCGACAGGCGCACATCCGTGGCGAGGATTGCATCAGTGCCGGTCGGGGCGGCATCGGTGCCATAGGTGGTTTCCTGCTTGGCCAGCAGGACCTTGCGTCTCCAGAGCAGGCTCATTTGTCAGCGTCCTTCTTCTCGGGTTTCGGGGTGGGGGCGGGCTTTGAGGGCGACGCATCCGCGCGCTTCAGCGCGCCCTTGTCATCGCGGGTGTACGCCCCGCCGGAGGTCGGAAGATTGGTCATGAGAGGATCCTCAGTTGGTCATCGATGGAGAAATCAAGCTGGTAGGCGAGCACACCGGCACCGCTGGACATGAGTTGGCCGCGCTCGAACCGGAAGACACCGACCTCGTCGCCCGGTGCCCATCCCGCCAAGGCGCGCACCACGCGCATCAGGAACTGGTCGATCTTGTCGAGGGAGGCGGCCCCGGTGCGATCAAAACTTTGGGCGAAGATCACCACGCTCGTGCGGTGGGTCAGCATCTGGCTGAACACACCCGACGCAGCATCCGGGCGGCCCCCCTGAATGCCGGAGGGAAAGACATAGGCCGCGACCGATTGCGCCGGCAGTTTCTTCGAGCGGATCAGATCGACAAAGGCGCGCCCGCCGTCGATACGACCGCCAAGTTCGGGCACCTCAGCCGCGAGGCGGGCCATGACATCGGAGATGTTCATGCGAATACCTCGCGGAGATAGGTCTCGACCGTGTCCACGATGTCGGTCTCGTCCTTGTCGTCAAAGCCCAGAAAGGGCCGGGCTGGAATTTCGACCTGGTCGACCATGATGAATTGGCCATTGGGCAGGGTGAAGGCGAGTTTGGCCGTGGCGTCACCGCCCGCGGCCTTCGGCTCGATGAACGCGCCAAACTGATGGGTGGCGGCGTAGGGCACGTTGGTGCCGATGCGCGCGGACTGGCTGTCAGCCTCTGTCACGATGCTGTCCCGCAGGCGTGTACTGTCGACCAGCGTCTTGCCGCCGAACTCGCGCGCGCGGTGCGAGACGGGCCACGCGATGCCGCCCGGGCCTTCGCCCTTCTCGAACCGCTCCGAGACGGAGGTTTCCAGAACGGTGCCGATGCGGCGCATCAAAGGGGTGAGGTCGGACAACTGGCGCAGGCCATTGGCAATGGCGCTGTCAAAGTCGAGACTGTCGAGGCTGACTGTGAGGGTGACCATCTCAGAACCCCTTCAGGCTGTCGCGGGTGAAGGTGCCCTCCGGCGCGCTGATCTGGGGTAGCTGGGGATTGCCCCGGCCTGTGTCCTCGGGCGTCTCGTCTCCGAGCGAGGCCTCGCCCTTGCGCACTTCGCGCAGAAAGCTGATCGCGGCCTCATAGCCCTCTTCGGCCCCGTCAAAGGCGGCGGCCCGCGCACCGAGCAGCCGGTACCAGGCAATTGCCGCAGTATGCATCGTCAGGACACGGGGCGGATTGTCTGCATTGTAAAGCCCTGCGACATAGCTCTCGGCGACAGACACGGCGTCGTCCACGGCCACCTGCAGCGCGGTCATACCGATCACGCCGGGGATTGTGTCACGCGCCGTCACTTCGGCGAGGAAGCCTTCGCCGTAGCGGTCGATCATGTCTTGCACAGTCAGGTAGGCCATCAGCGGGCCACCCCTTTGACGGCCCACATGACGGCCTCTTCGATCTTGGTGCGCGCGAGGGAAAACTCGCGGCCCTGATCGGCGGCGATCTCGTCGAGAAACCTTTGGCCGATATCCTTGATCGCCTCGACCCGGGCCTTCTCGATGTCGCCCAGTTTGCGGTAGCTGTGCCGCACGGGGCTGTTTTCGACCCGGGTGTCGTCGGTGCTCTTGATCGTCTCGGCCATGGCGCGCCTCCGGGTTGGGTGTTTGGTGCCGGTCTCTCCCGGCTGTCACGTCCATTCCTCAGACGTTGCAGGCTCCAACTCGCGTGGGCCGCGCCTACTCGGATCGCCTCCGGAGGGGTCTGGTTGTCGCCCTATGTGCCCGTGAGGTTCGCGATTGATCCTTTCGCTCTGGAATTTCAGGATGCCGCGTTGGCGGCGGCCTGCATCCCGGCCCAGACCGAATCCCGCGCGGCGGCGGTGATCTGGTCGGCCAAACCGGGAAGCGCGTCCTGCAGTGCCTTGACCTTGGGCTTGCCGCTCTTGTCGAAGGCGTCGCCGGGCAGGGCGTTGATGGCATTGGTCAAGGCCACGCGCAGCGCGTCGTCGAGGACAAGCGGCGGCGCGGTGTCTGCCGCGTCCCCGGCCTCTTCGATTGCGCCCAGGGCGAGAAGGCGCGCAATCTGCGCCTCCCCGCCGATTTTTTGCGCGGGGACGGTCGTTCCCGCCTCCAGCCGCTTGGCTGCGATCACGGTGCGTTTGATGAGATAGCTCATGCCGCATCCTCGATCAGATAGCCGGTGGCCGGAGCCGCGATGACTTCGCGGACCTGCTCGCCTACGCGGAGCGTGGTGGAACCTTTGAGGCCGACCTTGGGGTCAAAGAAGCGCCCCGAGACGCGCCCGTCGAACTGCGCCGTCCAGCCCCATGCGGGGGCGGTGCCGTCCGGACCGGCCTGAGTGTTGCGATGGATCAGGGCGATATTGCCGCCCCAGACCTTCTCGAAGGCAGCCGTCTGACCCTTGCGGGCCGAGTTGATATAGCTGTCGCCCACGAGGATCTGAGAGAGTTCGAAAAGCTCCGCCACCGCCTCGCGGCCGGCGCGGCCCTTGTCGCCCGAGGTCCGGTTGATGGCCTTCAGGATATCGGGATGGGTCGAGAGCGCCGTCCAGGCCTTACGCCCCATCGCGGCCACGTTGGGGCGCATGATGAAGGTGGCATCAAGGGCGGCAGAGATCACGCCGATGGGATCGGACGTGGGATCGCTGAACTGGCCCGCGCCCGAGAGCACCACTTTTTTGTCCGCGTCATAGTTGGCCGCGTCCTGCACCATGGCGGCCACGCGCTTTTCGCGGTCGAGCTGGATCAGATGGGCCAGACCCTCGACGGCGCGCGCCTCGGGATCGAAAGCCGAATTGCCAGCGGCGCGCAGGGCGCGGGCGGCATCGATGTCGCGCTGCGGCACCACGTCGTCGAGACCGTAGTCCTTGACCGAAGAGGTGCGCTCTTCGCCGGTGAACTCAACCTGTTGGACCAGACCTTTGCGGCCGACTTCCGTGTCGGGCACCGTGAACATCTGCTCAGGCGGGAAATAGGTCCATTTGAAATCCGTAGCCATGACCGGCACGCGCGGCATGACCTCGTCGGCAATGAACGAGATGTCGGGGTTGCGGAAATTGACGGCGATGGCGGTCAGGACCGGATCGACGACAAAGGGGGTGGGGGTGCTCATGGATCAGCGCTCCTAAAGATCAGGTGACAGAGTGACGGGCGATGGCCACGTCGATGATGTCGCCAGCGACGCCCGCCTGCAGCGCGTAGCCGATGGCGATGTTTCCGGCTCCGGCCACTGCGGCCACACCGAGGCCCGAGGCGTTCGAGGCGACGGGCGCACCTGCGGCGACTGTGCCCGCGAGCTTGAGCTCTCCGGAGCCGGACATGATCACGTCCGCTGTCTGGCCAATGGCCGCATCCAGTTGGTCCGAGATGCCAATCGCGAGATTGGTCGCGGAGGCGGCCACAAGGATGCCGCCGCCCGCGCCGAATTTGACGATCCGGCGGCCGGGCACCGCCGCCTCGGCGGTGTAGGATTTGATGAACATACCGGGATTAGGCATCGTCGCTCTCCATGGTTTCTTCGATCTGCCGGGCCGCCTCCGCAAAGCTCAGCGTTCGGCCTTCGGCCTCGGCGTCCTTGATCAGCCGCTTGGCCGCTGCGGTGATGTCGTCCGCTCCCTTGACCTGTGGCAGGGCGTCACCACCCGCCCGCTCGCTGAAATCGATCAGCGGCTTGGCCCGTTTTGAGAGCAGGTCGCGGAACCAGTCGCGCTGGCTGGCGGTCTTGCCTTCGGCAAAAGACACCTCGTCCGTCGCGTCGAGGTTTTCCATGAACGCGGCCATCTCATCCTTGAGGCCGGGGGCGATGCGCCCGTCCTTGGCAAGGGCGTCGAGGAGGGCCGCGTCTTCGGCGCGGCGTGCGGCGCGCGTACCTTCGGCGAAGGCCGCCTCCTTGGCGGCAATCTCGGCCTCGCGCGCATCGAGCGCGGCTTGGCGGTCTTCGGGGGTTGGCTTGTCCGTGCCGGACATATCGGGGTCTCCTTCTTGGGTTTCGGCGAATGGGGCGGGCTCGGTCTCGGGCGCGCCTGCGGCGTCGCGGAGTGCCTCCTGGCCTGCGGGCGTGCGTGCCCAGGACAGGACGGCGGAGATCGCGCCTTTCAGGGCATCGCCGAAACTGGCGACAGGCGCGTCTTCTTCCGAGAAGGCGATCTCAAGGGTCACGGCCTCGGCGTCCTCAGAGAACTCGGCCGCCTTGAGGCCTTTCACGGCGGGGGGCTGAGCACCCAGAAAGCCCACATGCTTGAGGTAATAGATGCCGGGGGTCGGGTTAGCGGCGGCCTTGGGGGGATAGAAAGAGGCGCTGATCCGCTTGAAGCGTCCGGCGCGCACCATCTCGGCGAAGGCAGGCTCGACCTGGTCAGGCTCGGCGAAAAGCTCGGCCCCTTCGGCGCGCAGGGATTTCACCCAGCCATAGGCCGGGGCATCGGTGCGGGGATGGCCCACGACAATGGGGGCCTCGTGGAGGGCGGGATCATAGGCAGCGGCGATGCCCTCAACCTCAGCCTCGGAAAATTCGAAGCTCTGCCCGGATTGGGCGGTGTGGCGGCCAGCGCGGAAGATGTGAAGCGGTTTTGTCATGCGACCGACACTAGGCCGGGCGCGGGTGCCATATCAGATGAAGGGCTTCAGGGGAGGCGAGGTTTTGGCAGGGTCCCCTTGTGGCCACACTATCCGCCCAACCGGGCATCCGGCAAGGCCGGAATGCCAAGAGGCCCTGAGAGGCCCCCAGAATGGCCTCCCCCCTGACGGCGGGGGAAGGTGGCCCGCAGGGCCGAGGGGGGTATTCAATGGGTATTTAATGGCGCTCTGACGGGGTATTCCGTGGCGCGGCCTCGGTTGCAGGTGCGCTCGCAAGGCCAATTTGCCCGAAATCGCCTCAGGAGGCCGGATCGACAAGGAATGCGCGCAGGATCGCACGGCGCTCTTCGGGCGTCCTCTTAGGGCGGTCGAAATACCCAAACAGATCTTCGCGGCGGACCGCGACCAGCTCTTCCTTGTCCGGATCGTCGTCAGGCAATGCTTCCGCTTCGCGCAATGCGGCCTCATAAGCCTCGCGGCTCCATTCGTCGGGCGGCTCAACCAGCAACGTTCGCATCACGGATCTCCGTTCATGGCCCTGACAATGGCAGCGGCAACACCCCGGGCGGACTCTTCTATGCGCTGCCGGATTGCTCGCGACTGCGCGCCAAGGCTCTCTTGATATAAGATCAGGCCCTGAGACTGCAAGACGTCGAGGACCGCGAGGCGCACCGCATGGTCGCGCTCTGTATTGGTCAAGGCCGGGGCCAACTCGTCAATGAGTTCTGCCGCCACCTCCGAAAGCTCGCGCATGTCGCCACGGCTAAGTCTCAGCATCTGTGCCCGGTAGAGTGAGCCGTCGTGACCAACGGCGATGATTGATCGAACTTGGCGCTGGAACATAACCGCCATGTCATCCGGGCTGAGCGGCGCGGAACTGGGGTGATTGTGCACGAGGCCGACGGCCGTGCCGCTCTCCAGCCGCTGGATTATGGAGGGGGTCAGTTTGACGCGCTTCGGCTTGCCCACGCTCCAGTCGATTTCCTCGCCGGTCCTCAGATCGAATGCGCCAAGATGCTCCCGCCCATCGCCCAGGCCCATGAGCCGGGCGCGCATGACAAAGCCAAGCTCGGTCGCCGCCGCCGGGGCGGAAAGCCCGGCCGATACGCCTGCGTGGCGCGCCCCGAGGTCAAGCCACGCCTGACCCGGGTTGCCATCCCACGCGGGATCGACCCCGAGTGCCGTGGGTTCGATCTCACCGGTGCGACGGTTCAGCACCCCGCGCTCCTCCAGCTCGAAATCCTCTGTCACCTTGAGGCCGCGCCGCTCTAGCATGCCCTGCGAGAGTTGCTGAACGGTGCAGCCGCACCGCCAGCCGTTGGGGGGAAAGATGCGAAGCCATGCCGGGTGATCGACGGGCAGGATCAGGTCGTGATAGCGCGCGTGGTCCTCGCGCTTGGTGTCGCGCTGGATCTGGACGTAGCGCAGGAAGGGGAAGGCCGCCTTGGTGCGCTGAATGCGCGCCCATTTGCCCGCAGCATGGGCCGCGCGCATATTGGCGTCGAAGATCACCCGCAGGCGGCGCGGCGAGTCAAGCCGGACGTTCTTCAACTCGCCGGTCAGGGGGTCGCGCTCCGTGCCGCTGCCCCACCAGCCGAGCCGTTTCAACTCGGGCTCGAGGTCATCCATGAAGCTGCCCAGCGTGCCGCCGTTGGCCAGCGCACGGTCGAGCGCGCCCCGGATCGTCTCGAGCACGTCAGTCCGCATCGCCTTGGCGACAACGAAATTGCTCGCGTGCTCATTGCGCCAGACGTCGCGGAAATCGAACCGCGCATCGGGCGGGGCGAGGCCCTTGGAGCGAAAGAAGGACAGCGCATCCTCGGGGCGCAGGCGCTGCAGGTCGATCATGGGGCCACGGAGCCGGGCAGGGTGTCCGACCCGTCCGCCGCCTCGCTGTCATCCACCACGGCCCCCAGCTCACCCGCCAGACGCGCGGCGAAACTGGCCTCAGTCAAGAGGTCAGTCATCGCTTGTCCGTCGCTCGGTGCGGCCGCCAAGGCGTCGATACGGGCGCGCAGCGCCTCAAGCGTGGTGCCCGGTGCGATGCTGCCCAGAAGGGACGCGATATCTGCGAATAGCGGCTCGACGGCCGCCTCGGCATGTCCCTCGGCGATAATCTCGGCCGCAAGCGCATCGAGTGCGCTATCGTGGCGATGCTCGGCGAAACCGGCCTCCGGTGCGGCCTCCTCACCCGGCGGGGGGGTGTCCGGAGGTGCGGCACGCTCATACCCATCGCCATAGGTCTCCTGTACGCGGTCCTCGGACATGCGCCAGCCCATGCGATGCAGCTTCTCGTCGCGGTCCACGGCGGCGGTGGTGTCTTCCGGGTCCTCCATCTTGCGCCACACCTTTGGGGGCACAACGCCCGGGAAGTTGAACGCGGAGAGCTGCGCCACCGGTCCCTCGTTGAAGGATTGACAGACCAGATCCGCATCGGACTTCTTAACGGCATCACCGACGCCGTCATGCACCTCGGCCTGAGAGCGGCTGGAGCCGTCGTCCGTCGTCATGGTTTGCGACAGAACGATCTTCGAGATGGCGGCGTCCATCGCGTCGTGCAGCTTCTGGTAATCGAGTGAACTGGACCCTGACGGTGCCGACAGCAGATCGATATCCATGCCTTCGGGAATGATGATCCCCGCCTCGGAGCGGATTGCCATTACGGCCTCGAGCAGCGTCTTCTTCTCCTCTTCTGTGGCTTGCGCCGGATACTTGCCCCGTCCGGTCGGCATGCCGAACTTGTCGAGGGCGATCAGCCAGAGCTTGAGGCCGTTGCGTTTGAACCAGACCGGCCAATAGAGCCAATGCGCGAGGCCGAGGCCATAGGGCTCGTCGTCGTGATCCGCCCCGGTCGAGAAGACCCAGAACTTCTCGGGCGGCATCTCCTCGCCCATAAGCATGTTCGACATGGTCAGCAGGCGCAAGCCGCAGTCCTCGTCAAAGCGAAACCTGACACGGTCGCGCACGCGGATCTCCTCCCAGCCCCAGATTTGCCCGTCGCGCCGATACATCTGCTCGGCGACGGAATACCCATAGAAGAGCCCCCAGAGCATCTTCTCGGTCAGGCGGTCGAACTTCATGGCCGAAAGCTCGTCCCGCAGCCAGTCGGCCGCGCGTTTGCCTGCCACCGTGTCCTCGCCCGGCACCACTTCCCATTCCCGGCTGGTCACGGCCGAGATGCGCTGCGTCATCACCGATTTGACCTGCGGATCGGTCAGGATCGGTTTGTAGATATCAAAGCTGCCGCCGCCGCGCGTGCGCAGGATCGGATCGGTCGGCTCGAGCAGCGGGCCGATCCACGGCCGGGTGATGTCACGACCGTTCTGGATGCCCGAAAGCTCCATCGGGTTGCGCATCCGCACTGACCGCAGTCGCATCGTGCTGGTCTTCCTAGCCATCTCCGAACCCTCCGAAATCCAAACCGCCGCCGCCCCGGGCAAAGCCCATGCGTCGGCCACCCATGGTGCCTGTGAAGTCATCCGCACCGGACGTGGCGCGCCGCCCGGTCGATTGATATTCCATCGGCACCACGTCCTGATTGCTGGCGTACCAGGCGAGCGCGCTCGCGATGGCGCTGTCGCCGTGGCGGTCGAGACCGTCCGAGCCTTTGAAGCGAAAGTTCTCCGGCACGCGGATGATGCCGCCCGTGTATTGCAGCGCCTGGTGATCGCGCAGCACGTCCTCATGGGCGGGCAGCACGATGGTGCGATCCGAGAAGGCCTCGATATAGGGAGGCATCTCGAGCTCGTACCATTGCCGCGTGAAAGCCACCTCGACAATGCGCGACCCATAGCGTTGGGCTGCGACCTCGGCGAGGTAGGCGCCATTGCCGGTGCGGTCCATCGCCCCTTTTTGGAAGTTGGGCAGGCGGTCGAGCAGCCAGAAGAGCACGTCGCGCTGCTGGTCAAAGGGGATATTGCGCAGCTCGACGATGAGCTTGGTGCGCCGGGTGAGATCGACGCCCTGTTCGAGGATGATGATGTCGGTCGCGTCGCCCGAGCGCGCAAAGTCCTCGCCCATGAAATGCGGCCGGGTGCGATCGAGGGTTTCAAGCACCGGTTCAAGGTGGGTTCTACACCATGTTAAAGCGGCGGCCTTGCGCACGGCCTCATCGGCGTTTTTGAAGCTGTCGGGCTGCGTCCAGCGATGGAACGGGATGCCCTGCGCCATGCAAGCCTCGATCTGCACGCGGGTGAGGGCCGCGCCCTGCATCTCGGCGGGCTCCGCATCGAGCTCCTGACGCATGGCGGCCTCGCGCGCGCCGTAGGAGCGGCGGATGGTGCTCTCCCAGTCCGCTTCGGCCGCGGCACCCCAGACCTTGCCCTGCATCATGCAGACGCGCTTATAAAGCCCGTTGGTGACGGCATCGCCGAAGGTGTAGCGATGCACCTTGAAGCCGTTCTTGCCGGAGCGCGCTTCGCGGATCAGTTCGTTGAAGGCGTTAAGATAGCCGTTGTGGGTCGAGATGATCCGGACCTTGCCGCCCCAGATCAGCATCGCGTTGACGGCGTCGATCACCTCGCGCACATCCTTGTGGAAGGCCGCCTCGTCGATCACCACGGTGCCCTGAAGACCCCGGATGTTGGCCGGGTTGGAACTCAGCGCCTCAACCCGGAACCCGGAGGCAAAGCGCACCCGGTAGGCGTTGATGAACTTGGTGGTGCCATCGGGCTGTTGATCCTCGAAGAGAAACTCCTCGATGGGGTGGGCCGCCCCGGCAATCACCCGCGCGAAATGCGCCACATAGCCAATGGCCTCGCGGCCCTTGTCCTTGGTGTCGCCGATGTAAAAGCAGTTCTGCCCGCCCGCGCCGCGCGCGGCGGCGGCAATGAGCGCACAGCCCAGCATCTCGGCAAAGGTGATGCCGGTGCGGCGGCCCTTCTCGCAAACCTTGAGGTCGCTCTCGTCGGCCAACCAGGAGCGTTGATGCGCCATCAGGATGCCGTCGGCCAGCGGATCGAGGCTCTCGGGGATTTCCGAGCCGCGCGGCAACTCCTCGGGGAGCGCGTCCGGGTCGCGGGTGAGGACGGGGGCTGTCACGGGTTACCCTCCTCTATACTCCAACCGTTGCGGGCGAGCGATTTGAAGAGCAGCCGAGCAATGGTAAGGTCGAACGTAACCTTGAGGCCCGGACCTGAGCTTTTCTTCTGCACCGCGTCCTGAATTGCGGCATCCTCCGTCGAAACCCAGCTGCCGGTTTTGCCGTCCGGTCTTTTCCATCGATAGGCCATCAACAACGCGCCTCCCGGCGCAGGCGTTCTATACAAAGCCTTGCACGGACAAGGTCCGGATAGCCTTTGACCCTCCAGCCCGGACCCATTTCCAATCTCAAGAGCCGCCGATGAACGCCGCCGTACGTGCGGCCGTCTACCTTTGGTCCCTCCAGCATCGAACGGATCACCCACGCCGCGTCGCGGCAAACGCGCTCTATGTTACAATCACGCCCGGCCCAGTATTTGGCATGCGCGGCCATGTCGTTGGCGATTTGGGCGGGTGTGGCCATCAGCGCCGCTCCCGATGCTTGCGGACCAGCCGCCAGTTGTTCACGGCCACGCCGCCGGTGATCGCGGCGAGCAGCATGATCCAGCGCTCTTGACCCAGCCACGTCAGCAGAATGCCAGCAGCGAGTGCCACGCCGAGCTTGACGGCCCACCAATTGCCCGTCAGGCCCATGAGGCGGGCCATGAGCGGGTTGGCCTCGACCAGCCCGCCGCGCAGGGCGGCGCGCGTGGACGCCACGTCGGCGAATTGCGCCAGCAGATAAACAGCCCAGATGAAAACCAGTTCAGACATTATGCAACCTCCCAGTAGCCGTCGCGCAGCCAGCCGTGCCAGCCGCAACGCAGTTGATTGACCGACGGCGTGAGCGTCGGCTCGGACATGGACCCGTTCCAATCCCAGCTCGGGGTAGACGCGGGCTTGCCGCGCAGGCCGATAATGATCCGGGACGGACCGTCGCAGCCGCAGGGGCAGTAAAACCAGAGGGCCGCGCCGTCCGGGCCGCCTTGGGTCAGATCGATGTGGAAACTGCCCGGCAGTTTTTGGCGGCGGAACTCAGCCGGGTTGGGGAATTCAATGGCGCGGATCATGGACGCGCCTCGGCAATCCAGATCAGATAGGGCTGCTCCCGCCACCACGCGATGGTGCAGTGCACGCCCAGATGCGTGATGCGCTCCCTGCGCCCGAACAGAAATATTCGCACGCGGTGGGACAATGGGGCGCGACGCCAGTTGTGGTCACCCACCATCACTTTCCCACCGGTCGACAGATCCTTGTTCGGTATTCCCGCGAGGTCATCCAGTGCTGTCGGTATCAATTCATCCACCGCGCACCCCCAGAAACTCCCGGCGCAGCTTGCCGATGACGTCGCTCGAGAGCCCCAGCTCATCGCGGGCGCTGTCCAGCGCCTCGACGGCGTTCGCCCGCTCCTCGGCGGCGATGCGGGCGCGTTCCTTGACCAAGAGCTGCTCGCGGATCCCGGCGCTCGACATGATGTCCTTCATCATCTTGCCGAGGAAATGCAGCTCGCGCGGGTCGATGTCCTCGCCCTCCTTGCCCATCTGCGATTTGAGCACCTTGAAGGCGACGCTGGTCATCATCTGGAAGAGGACGCGGTGGCGGTCGGCCTCTTCCGATAGGTCATTGTCGGCCAGCCATTGTTGTGCCCAGGCTCCGGCTTCGTCCTGGAGCTTGACGAACTGCTCGTACTCCTGCCCGTAGGCATGCAGGGCGCTCTTGCCGATGCGCAGCTCGAGGCCTTCTTCCTCCAGCCAGAAATTGAGCTCATCCGTCAGCTCCTCGTAGCCGTGAAAGCCCTTTTCCTTCCACCAGCCGTGGAGCCGCGCGCGTAGCTCCGGCGGCAAGAGTTCGACCTTGCGAGGCGGGGGCATGTCAGAGCCTCCGCGCGCTTGGGCGCTGAACGTCCGGATGCGGCGCCTCACCGCGCGCAACCTCGATGCCGCGCCGGGTCGCCTCGGCAATGACAAAGTCGCCGTGATCGATCATCGTCACCATGCCGACTTCCTGCAGCCAGGCCAGCTCAGTCGTGACCTGGTCGAAGGTGGAACCGACACCCACGCCGTTCAGGACGTCGCGCAGGATCGAGGCGTTGGCGGTGTAGCCCGAGACCTGCTCGAGATGCCGCAGGATCGCCAGACGGCGGTGCTTGCGGAGGGTTGTCTGATAATCGCTCACTTCTTGCCTCCATCGAGCAGGTGTTGTTCGTGGCGTGTGACGATGATCTCCAGCCGCTCAGTGATTTTTGCGTTGCCTTCCATCACGGCTGCCATTTTCTCCATTGCTCCGGTCTGCTTGACCAGTTCGAGCTGCAGCGCGTGCATGTCATCCCGGCCCGGCATGCTGGAGATCGTCTGCTCAATCCGCGAGATCCGGCTTTCGTGCCTGTCCATGCGGTCGCGCCCGTCCTTCAGGTCCTTGTCGAGATCTTTGCGGCGCGTGGCGACGAAGGTGTAGAAAGCTACCAGCATCGGGAAAATGACGCCGGTCGCCTTCCAGAAGATATCCCAATCCATCATGCCGCGCGCTTCCAGTCATCAATTGCCGGATTGTCCGTCACTTCGATTGAAGCCAACGCGACTTCAGCATCTGGACCGGTATCGGCTGCTCCAGGACTATCGTGACGCAGCGCCCGCAATTGGGCGATGTTGCTCGCCACCTTAGGTGCCTGCGTGATGATCCTGGCGGCTTCCTTCTGCATCGAGACACCCCGGAACTTGTGAAGCTCGCGCGCGCCGAAGTAGAAGGCAACAATGGCCCCCATCAGCGCCCAGAGCGGTTCGGGCACAAGGGCGAGGCCGGTCATCCGCTCCGCAAACCAGATCGGGTCCGACATGGCAGACCAGAAGAGAAAAATGCAGCCAAAGGCCATGGCCGGGCGCGGCAGGCGGTTCAGACCGTCTACAAACTGGCCCCACGCGCCTTGTCCGCCGGTGAACTCGGCCGCCATCTGGCTCAGCGCCGCCTGCTGAAACGACGCCTCCCTTGCGTCCGCCTTTTCGGCATTGGGCCTAAAAACTTCTGCCGTCTCGGCGATGACATTGCGGCCGCCGCCAAACAGCGCGCCCAGAAATCGGATTAACCCCATGATGCTGTCCTTTGCTTGAATTGCGCGTCCGTCATCCGGTAGCGCGCCGACATGAATTCCTCGGCGCGCCTGATCCAGCCGCCTTTGCCGCCAGCGCGGGAGCGCGCGAACTTGCGGCTTGCGGGCCGCGCATCGGCGAGGCGGAAATAGTAATTGCGCCGCGCGACAGCGTAGGCGTCTGCGATGTGATCTGGGGCCGCGTCATGAGCGGCGCGCACCGCGCGCAGGGTGGCCGGACCGATTGCGCCATCCGCCGTCGCCGCAAAGCCCATCTCCGTTGCAAGGCGCTGCAGGATTTTCACGGCGTTGGACCCGGCATTGACCTGCATGTCGAAGACGCTTGCGTGCAGCACTTCGGGAAGGTCCGCGATGCGCGGCCGCACGAAGTAATGCTCGATGAAGATATCGACGGCGCGGGCGTGGGTCATGAGGCGCACATCGGCCACGTCCACGTCGCCGTCCCGGTCGAGATCAAGGCCGAGGCTGCGCATGGTGTGGATCGTGACGCCAAAATTGGTCGCCCCGCCGGGGTCGGCGGGGTCATTCACATAGCCGCCCTCACGGGCGACAATCTCTTCGGCAATGGTTCGGACTGTTTGCATGGGTGCCCCCTTTCCCGTCAGGATAAAGGGGGTGCCGCTGCTTATTCAGATGAAGCCCTTCGCATGACGGCCAGAAGAGGGGGCTCTTCCTCCTGTGCCAACTCCGCCTTGACCTGCAAAACACGGCGGGCGGTCACGCCGAAACGGTTGGCCAGTTCATTGACCGGCGTGTCCGGGGCGTCGCGCAGGGCCTGTCTCAGACCGTCTCGGGTCTGCGCCCGGATGGAGGGCACGTCCACGTAGTCACCAGCGTAGCGGTCGGAAATCCATCTGGCAATATCCGGCCCTCCGAGCGCCGTCAGCTGGCTTTTGGTCTTTGGCGTCCCGGGCACATAGAGGCGCATGCCGCCTGCACGGAGCAAGAAACGCTCGACCGGGGCATCGCCCAGATCGGCGCGCATCTCGTCGACCCAGAGAGGTTCATTCTCCATGGGGCACCTTCCTGCGCCGCCGCCCCGGAGGCGGCGTGTTCTGCCGTGTGACGGTCACAACGCAACCGCCCTCGATCCTGTAGACGAACCCGCCACTGATCACGCCGCAGGCACCGGCCTCGAGGCCCTCCTCCACAACGCGCCCGATCTCGCGGCGGAGCGCGTCGATATCCACGCCTTTGACCCGCTCGAGATAGCGGATCACGGCATGGACAGAGGCGGGGTGGCGTGGCTTTTTCACCGGCGGTGGTCCTCCCAATCGAAGTCGATGTTCTGCCGCTGGCCCCACGTTTTGAGGGCCTGAATGACGGCGTCGATCTGTTCCCACGCGCGCAGCATGTCGACATCAGCCGGGACCGATCCCCAGACGCTCCCGAACCGCGCCCGGATGAACTTGTTGAGCCCGGCGCGGGAGGGGTCGCGCAGCGCGCCGGACTGTCCGAGCTTGCGCCAGAGGACGTGGATCATGCGCAGATCGGCACGCGGTGCGGGCTTGTGGCGCGGGTTGCGGGGACGATCCTCGAACCCGGCCTGCTTCAGCCGGTTGACGATCAGCTTCAACTCGCCGTCGTTCATGTCGCGCAAAGACGCCTTGCCGGTGACGCTGACCTGCAAGTCGCGGCGGGCTTCGTCGTCGAGGCCCAACTGGCGGCAGGCCACGAAGATCAGCTGTTGCAGCGCGCGGTTCATGCCAGTGTCATCCCGAGCGCTTGCGCGTACATCTCGAGAACCGCCTGTTCCTCGGCGACGTCGTTGATGTCACGCTTGCGCAGGGCGATGATCTTGCGCATCACGGCGGTGTCGTAACCGCGCCCTTTGGCCTCTGCCATCAGCTCCTTTTGATGCTCCGTGAGGTCCTTCTTCTCAGATTCAAGCTGCTCCCACCGTTCGATGAACTGGCGCAGCTCTTCTGCAGTCACCCGATAGTTATCATCCTGAGAAGTCATTGCTCATTCCTCTATTGTGCTGGCCAACGTCGCGACGCAGACCGGTTCCACCTCGATTGAACACACGATCCGGCGCTCGCACTCAGGGCAGGTATGGGTGCCCCAGCTGACGTCTCCCAAATCGTGATAGCAACCCGGGCAGGTCCAATTGTCGTCCCTGCCCGGGTTGCGGCATTCCTCGGTAAAAGGCTCATAGCTCGGACGGCTCATAGCGAACTCTCCAAGTAACGGGTGACCGCGCCGAGCAACTGGTCGCGGTCTTCATCCTCGCCGGGCATCACCTCGATCAGGAGCCGCATCGCGTCGGCCAAAATCGCGAGGGTGTCGCCGCCCCTGATATTCCCGACCGGGCAAATCTTGCCCTCGCGCGCGGCCTCGATCAAATCGAAGGACGCGCTGGAGGTTTGTTCCGCTGCCGCAAGCAGCTTGTTGACGGTGTCGTCCATCTCTCAGAACCTCGACTGAAGAGCCAAGACGACGAGTGCCGTGCCCAGCAGGCTGAAAAATGGCGCGGCAATGGAGGTCGCCTTCGCCTTATCTAACTCGCCCTTGTCAAGCTGCTGGCCGCACAATGCGGCGACCATCAGCGCCAGCAGATGAAAGACGACCCCAGCCACAATGATTAGAACGGCGCTCATACCCTCACACCTTCGCCAGATCGAGAACCACGGTCTGCCATGGCGCTTCGGTGTTGGGGCGGTGCTTCACGCGCACATAGGTGGCCTTGCCAACCACGCGCATGGCGTCGCGGATGGCGTCCATCGCCCGGTTCCAGCGGGCATCGGCGATGTCGAGGCGCAGCAGCATGAAGATCTCGGCGCGGTTGATCTGGCCTTCCTTGTCGGTGTTGAAGGCGCGCGTCACGATGGCCTGAATTTCCGGGCGGCTGTCGGCGGCCCACTCATTGAGGCATTCGTCGATCAGGCCCTTGGCGATCTGCAACTCGGGGCCGAAGTCAACGCGGTCCTGTACCTGCACCTGCACCTGATAGAGCCCGTCATAGGTGGACAGCGTCTTGTTGCCTTTGGCCCCGCCCACGGTCGTATCGTACTCTTGCGCGAGGATCGCCTCGAAGTCCGAGATGTCGTCGAAGGTGTGCTCCTTGAAGCGCTTGAGCTGGTCACTCAGCGCCAGCGCATATCCGGCGATCTTGCGCACCTGCTCATCCATCAGCTGGTCTTGCGCGCGCACGAGATCGAGCGGCACCTCGCGGCCCTTGGCGTCGACCATCTTGCGGCGGCCGTTCTCCTCGATGATGCCCGACGGCACCGGGCGGGGGGTGAATTCAGACATTTTACTCTCCTGTTGAAGGGGGTGTTGAAAGGAGGCTTGGACCCACGCCGTGGAGCGCGCAGACGGCGGCCATGGCGGCGATCTCGTCCATCGAGCAGAGCGTACTGCCGCGCGGGCCAAGCAGGTCCACCTTGGCCACTCCCGAGGCTGCAAGGCGCAGCATCTCGTCGGGGCTCCAGCGGTTGAGTTCGGGGGCGTTCATGCGTCGGTCTCCTTGTCGTCGAGAACGGCGTCGATCAGATTGTCGCGTGCGGCGCGGTCGAGGATGTCGCGCGCCAGCACGCCCACGGTCACGCCGCGCAGATCGGCGTGCACCTTGAGCAGGTCGCGCAAATCCTCGGCCACGCCCGTGGCGCAAATCTTGCGGCGTGCGGGCAGGGGGCCGGAACGGGCGGGTGCCACGTTCACGCCGCGCTTGCGCCAGTAGCTCAGTCGACACGAGACGGCATTGGGGGACATGCCGGTCAACTCGGCGATCTCGCAGGGGCGCTTGCCACGCCGCGCCATGTCCAGCATCGCCGGAAGAAGGAGGCTATGCTTCTGCATCGTCGTCCCCCATGTGGACCGGGCACCGGTTGCAGGCGCGGTACATAGTGACGGTCTGCGAGTTGACGTTCTCGAAATGACGCGCCTTGCCGCGCCATTTGCGGCAGACCTGTAGCCCGATTTCGCCCTGGACGGGGCAGGCAACGGTCGCCTTCATGAAATGCCCGCGCACGAGATCCTCAACGAGGCTCGTATCCGCCTGATAGCGGTTGCGCAGGATGCTCGAGACCAGCGACGCACTGCGCTCCATCCGCCGCGCCACCTTGTTCTGGCTATCCCGGTCGCAGGCCTCGGCCAGAGCGGCCACCCAGTCGGGCAAGGCCTCGCCCCAGAACTCGCGGGCGGTGTCCAGCGCGCTCATGCCGCACCGCCTTTCGCCGGGCTGAAATCGCCCGTGTTGGGATCAAGGATGCCCGCCAATCGCACGGGCTTGGGGGCACGTGGGCCAGTATCCTCGATTATCTGGTAGAGCGCCTCACGACGGCCGGGGATGGCCGTCTGGCGTACCTTCAGGTGGTTGGAGGCCAGTAGCTGGCGGCAATAGGCACGGGCCTTCTCGACAGTGACCTCGACGCCCCCGGCATTGGCATGGGCCGCCACATCGGTCGGGTTGAAATGGCGCAGATGGCGCATGGCCCGCCACATGTTGCCCTCGGGCGTGGCCTCGCCTGTAACCGGCTGTGGGCCGGGCTGGGGCATATGGGCCGGGGCATACCAGCGCTTGCCATTACGCGCGATCCGCGTCACGCGGATCTGGCCTGCGTCCATCCAGTGGCGGATATAGCGGACGGCGGTCTCGCGGCTGCACCCGCGCCGGGCCACCTCGGCCCAGTCGAACTCCTCGAGGCCTTTCACCTCTGCCCACATCTGCGCAAAGAGGTCGCTCATGCGCGCACCGCCTTTCCGCCCGGCCCAAGCGGCACGACCGTATCCGGACCACGCGCCGCCGCCGGGCGGAAATCATCGACGCGACGTACTGCCGGAGGCTGGCCTGTCTCGAAGACCCGGTTGCCCCATAGATCAAGATCCGCCAACCGGCGACCCCGCCCGTGGGCGAGTTCCTTGGCACGTGCGAGGTTGATCGCCACGCGACGGATCGAGCCGCCCGAGGCGTCAACGATGGAGGTCAGAAGATCGTCCGCGACGTCGATGCCGGCCGCATAGATCGAGGCCAGCTTCTGCGCGTCGCTGATATTGCAGGCAAGAGCGGGCTCCCATGCAAGTTGCCGGTTGTGAATGTTCTCCCAGCGGGTCAAATCCTGCGGCAACTTTTCCTCACCGACCAGAATAATCGGGGCCTGACTGCTCTCGTAGATGTCGCGGGCAAGCTCGATCATCCGCTTGCGCAGGAGATATTGCGCGTCATCGATGATGAGCGGCCGGTCGGTCCGGGCGAGCTGCGCGCCGATGGCGTCCACCATCGCGGGCACGCCGCGCACCGGCGTAAGGCCAATCTCCCGCAAAACTGCCTGCGCGAAATACGTCGGTGTCCAGCAGTCTTTGACCTGGACAACATGGGCCTGATACTCGTTGGCCGCGACCGTCACGGCGGTAGTCTTGCCCCAGCCGGAGGGGCCGTAGAACGTGGCCATGCCGGGCAGACCAAAGGCGCGGGTCTGAACTCGTTCGACCAGGCCAATCAGCGCCGCGACATTCCGCAGGGGCGCAATAGAGGGTGTCATTCTGCTCTCCTTTTCTTCTTATTCTTGGGTGCCAAAGAGACGCGCCATGCGTAGTTTGGCGCGATAGTCTGAACTCTGCTGATAGTCGGCCAGCCAGTCGGCCTGCGCCTGTGTCAGCGCCTCTCCGTCCGCCTGTGCGCGCTCAAGGACGCGGGCGCGGGCGAACATGATTTCGGGATCGTCGTCGGCGGGCTCGGCGGGCCGCACGCGGTGCTCCTCAAGCCGCATCACGCGGGCCTCGATCTCGGCCAGATGCTCGACCTCCTCGGCACTTTGAGCGCGCCGACGCCGCTTGGGTGCGGCGGCGTGCGGCGTCACCAGCTGATGAACTTGCGCTTCTGGCAAGGGTTCACTGGCTGCGAGGCCAGAGGCCGCACGCACCCGCGCTGCCACCTCGGCTGCCGTCAACTCGCGCGCAGCCTTGGCCTCGGCCTTCTGTGCCTTCGCCCACGCCCCGCGCTTGCGCGCATGGTCGCGTGCGGCTTCGACGTCGATGAATTTGGCGGCCTCGAGACAGGCGGCATGGCCCAAATAGCGGCCCGTGAGATCATAGACCTCGAGCCCGGCTCCCAAATCATCCGCGTCGAACCGCGCAACCACCTTTTCGCCTGCGATCCGGTACATCCACTCTGACCAGTATTCCGTGTCATAGAGCTTCAGCGCGCCGTTTCCGGTCTTGGCCCGCACGCCCTCGGCGCGCAGGAGCCACATGCGCAGCTGTTCGTCCGTCGCGCGCTTGACTGTCGCCTTGGCATAGCCCGCGTTGAACACCTCATTGAACGAGCGTCCCATGGCCACTTCACTGCGCCGCCCGGGCCGGGCGTTGTGATGCTCGAGCTCATCCTCCAATACGAGGCGGAACTCGTCGAGCGGGACGGCGCGGGAGCCATAGTCCTCCGGTTTGGCTTCCGGTCTGTTGCCGGTATAGGCCCCGTCAAAGGCCGGGTGCTTGGCCACCCGGTCGCAGAGATCGCGAAACGCGCGCTCGATGGGCTTGGATTGCCCCGAATAGGGCGTGGCCCAATGGATTTCGACACCTAGGAGCGGAAGGAGGCCGGGGATATCTTCGTCGGTGATCTTGAACCGAAACCGGGTCGGCGTGCCGCCCGTCATCGCCTTGGCGGCGAATTCCCGGCCGTTGTCGATCAGAACCGACTGCGGGATGCCATAGGTCCGGATCAGATCGCCGGTCACCAGCTGCACGGTGTGGCTGTTGGCCGTCGGGGATAGTCGCCACGCCAAGAGTTTGCCGGAATAGACGTCCGACCAGACCATCATCTGCGGGCGCACGGGCTTGTCGTAGCCGGGCCAGTCCACGAAGACGTCGAACTTGTGATAGTCGCCCTGCACGCATTCGAGCGGGGTCATGAATGCCTTGCTGCGGACCTGCGCGGGATAGAGGCGGCGCAATGCCTCTTCGCCCCTGCGCAAGTAGATTTCAGTGGGGGCCGATACGCTGGACTTGAGCCAGCGCCGCACCTGATGCAGCGGCGGCACGACACTGTTGCGTCGCTCGGACGTCCAGACGCGCACTGCACGGTCATAGCAGCTTGTGAGAGAGGGCTGGGACGGGCGCAGCCAGTCACTGCGCACGAGCGCCAGAAAGGCCGGGTCTGTATCCAGTCGGGATCCTTGTGCCCGCCGCAACGCCCGCCCGTCGATCAGATAGGCCAGCCGGTCGGCGCGTGCGACGCCCTCGATGTGCGAGAGATAATTCCAGAGCGATTTCTCGGCGCGTCCCGACTTGCGTGCGACCTCCCGCACCGCCGCCGACCGTGTCAGCCCGGCCCCTTCCAGTAACTCGACCTCGGCGATGGCTGCCAGCCGCGCCTCGGCTTCAGCGCGGGCCTTGTCACCCGCCGCCGCATATCGATCCCATGCCGCGTCTTGCCCCTGCTGAACGGGTGCGGTTTTGACCAGGCTGGAACTTAGCCGCATGCGGGCGCGCAATGGCAGAACGCTCCAGTGATATTCGATGCCGCCGCCTACCCCCTTGCGCCGCCGGGCCTTCCCCGCGTGTCGCGCCCAGCCATCACGCTGTGCCAGTTCGTTGATCTTGCGCTTTGTGCTCGGGAGATCCGGAAGCCCGGCCTCCGCCAGCTCTGCCGCGCTCCACCATTCCTGCGCAGGGGCCGGGCCTGTCATGCTGCATCCCCTTGGTCAAGTTCCCCGAACAGCGTCGCAACCTCCGCGCCGCGCTCCTCCAGAAACGCCATGCGCTCGCGCTTGCCCGCGCGGTCCCATGCGTCCAAGAGGCGTGACAGGGTTGCGTCCTTGGGACTTGCCGGGGCCGGGGCTTCGCCCCGTGCAACACGGTAAGCCTTACGGGCAGCGTTGACTGTCTTTGCCTCCCCGGAAGAGAGCGCCTTCATGACTTCGCTACGTTCTCCAGGATCAGAAATCTTGCCGATTTCTGCTATATCCTTGTATCCGAGGTATTGGGGTGCCAACTGGATTGCACGAACTTCATCCGCCTCCAGAGCCTTCACAGCCCTGATCTGACGCCGAACCGTGCTCTCATCCTGTCCCGTCATTTGCCCGACTTTCACGGCGAAAGATACGACGGGCATCGTGCCCGTCGTATCCCACCGCTTGGCAACAAGAGCCTCACCAATCGCCGCGCGGGCTTCGGGGTGCTTCTTTTCGTACGCCTCTTTGTACTCCAGCAGAAAGACCGCGCGATCTATCGGCTTCATCTCAGCACGGGCCAGATTGCGCTCGATCTCCATAAGGCGGGCATCGGCGTCCGTCCCGTCGTAGACAGACGCAAGGATCGTGACGTTCCCGAGCCGCTTTGCGACCTCAATCCGATGCGCGCCGTCAATAAGGCGATAGACTACGGTGCCTTTGCGTCGTACGCGGCGCACATCAATCGGATCGGTGGTAGAGCCACCTTCGTCGATTGTCATGAGGATGGCCGAGATACCAACCTCGTCTACAGGACGCAGCCGGTCCTCTATGACGATTTCAGCAACAGCCATCTCCCGTGTCTCGATCAGGCGCATTTCACTCATTGTCGAGCGCCTTTTCGAGGGCCTCTAGTATCCCCTTAAGCGCTTCGATATCGCTCTTGATCAGGAAAACCGGCACGTCTGGGAGGGCCATGTACAAGGGGTCCCCGTTCGCCAGCTGGCGCGCAACGAACCTGATCGCATTGGCCTTTTCCAAGGCAAGCTGAGCGAGATTGTCAAATTTGTGCAATTTGTCTGTTTTGGTCATTCTGGGGCCTTCGTCATTGTGTACCGGCAGATCAGCCGGTCGCCTTTCCGTTCGCGGGTGCAGAGGATTTCCGCCCCGTTCGCGCGCAGTTCAGAAATGCAACTGTTCACCGCCACCACATGCGCCCGGCGCACGATCTCGCGCGTGGTATGCGGGCGACCGTCCTTGAGGACGGCCAGAACCCGTTGCAGGCGGGGCGAGGTGAGCGGCGCGTGGTGCATCAGCAGCCCAGCATCTGAGCATCGAGCCCGGCGCAACCGGAACGGCAGTTGCCACACATGCGGTGCCCCAGCCCCGTCGACCAGAACTCGGTGCCGCAGGTGAGGCAAGGACGGTTGCGGGCGTGCTGTGACTTAACCGCCTCGACGTCCATCCGGTCTTGGGCGCGCAGGGCGATATCGCGGTTGCTGAACGTGCCGGACACGCGCTCCTTGCCGTCGAAAACGGCGTAGCCGCGGCCCGTTTTTTGAACATGCAGGCTCATGCGATCACCCTCCAAAGCACGCGACGCCGAAGAGCAGGACGAACAGCGCCAGCACTCCCACCACATCGCCGATGACAGAAAAAGCACCCCGGCCGGAGCAAGCAGACTGGGCACAGCCGGGGCGCAGGTACCGCGCAGCGCACAGGCCAGCACGCGCGCGGATCTTGGAAACGGGTTTGAACAGGGGTTTCAACGATGCACCCTCCGCAGGTCATTTTCCCGCATGAACGCTTCCTTGCGGATCGACAGGTGATGATCCTCTGCCAAGCGGCTCAGGCGCATCAACGGCAGCGCACAGCAGGGCTCGTCGATGTCGCGTACCAGCTGCAAGGCCAGCGCCACACGCTGCACTTGCGGGATGGCCGCGATCTCGGCCTGCAACTGGCCCGCGTCGGGGATCAGATCGGAAATCCGCATCGCATTAATCCTGTGTTGAAGGGGGTGTTTCAGGGGCGGCGTCTCGGCTCAGCACCCCATAGGACAGGCCGAAAGCGACCACGGCCCAGAAGACGAACGCGAGCATCATAGCGATAGCAAGGCCGCTGCCCGGAGGAAGGTTGCGTTCGGGGTCGCGCACTTCGCGTAGTCGCCCACGCATGCCACGGCCTAGCTTGATACCGCTCATGCGGCGTCCTCCCGCCGCATGCGGTCGGCATAGAGCCGCGCAAAGGTCTCCTCGCCCACCTCGTCAAGCATCTTTTGGCGCAGGGCGCGGGCCTTGGTCCCGTTCCATCCGCCGGTGGCAGCGCTCTTGGCATTGGTCGGCGTCACCCCATGCGGCACGCACCAATCCTTCAGGTTGGTGCCGATCACCCGCAGATACCCTAGGAACACGTCATAGAAGACGGGTCCCGGCTGGATTGTTGTGACTTTTTCTGTCATATGCTTTTTCCCTAGTAGGTCACAAAATGACCGTATTTCACGTTCAAGCTTAGTTTTGAACGTGAAATACGTTCATGTCAATAGGTTTTATCAGAATGTCAGCGGATCCCGGTAAAAGGCTTGCGCTCTGGAGAAAGAAGCAGGGGCTGTCCCAACGCGCCCTTGGTTCTACGATGGAGGTGAGCCAAGGATATATTGGTGATATCGAAGCCGGACGGAGCGAACCGTCGCGCAACTTCCTGATCCGGCTGCAAGGGCGCTTTGGCCTGCGAGCCGATTACATTCTCTATGGCGAAGGCGACCCCGTCGCCGCCGAACCGCCACCGCCAACGCGCGCGCGCCTCGATCCGATGATCCTGATGATCTGCGGAACGGAAGTCCGCAAGGTCTACGCCGATCTCGGCCTCGACCTTCCTAGCGATACGCATTTTAAGGAAGGCGTATGGTTCTACAACGAGCTGCTCTCGCGCATGGAAAATCCCGAGGACGGCGACGAGCTAGAGGCTCTGCTGCCGGACATCCGGCAACTGCTTAAAACCCGCCTGCACAATTCCGTTGATCCCTAAGTCGTATCCTGGGCGACATTGCCTGACCGGCACATGCGTGGTAGGCCACAACGATAAACTTGGAGGTTTCAACGTGCGAACGCTTCTATGCCGTGCCGCTCTTACGGCGATGTTTGTGGCCGCCGCCCCGTACTCTGCGTCGGCGCAAGTTAGCCATCAAGACTATGAGGGCGACTGCCAACTTGTATTTCTCGTGGCCCGCGTTGCAATCGGTAGTAGCCAGTACGGGCTGGTGTCTCTCGAAGAGACTTTACAAGAATACACCAGCCCAAGTGTTTTTCGTACTGCGTCGCAGCGTTCAGTTTATGAACGGATTATCCGCGATGCCTATGGCCGCCCCATAATGGTTAAGGGAGGCACGATGCCAACTGATGTCTATCGTGAAGTGATCGACGGATTTGCGTCAGACTGGGCCGGGTCGTGTGAACGCGGTGAGCTTCATGCGCGTTGAAGAACCTACCTTTTAGCGTTCCTTAGGCCTAGAAAAACCGTCCCACTTCTATTCTCCGTTTATCCTACTTCAGAAATCTCTATGTATTTGATTTCATTAGCGGAAACATGGAAGTGGGACGGCAAATTAGAACTGGGCGGACTTGGTCCCAGTTCCGGACGTGCCGGGGGCCGTTAAATGCCCCCTTAAACACCCCTCTCAGAGCCGTTTGAACCATATTTCAATAGGGTTTCGCACATTTTGCGCTTCGCAGTTCGCAGTGGCCCCGAAAACGCCAACATCGCCGTTTTCGCCCGCTTCTCGCACTTTACTGCAAACTTCACCCATGCCAACCGCAGCCCCGCGTCCGCGCAGAAATATGCCTTATTTCATTGACCTATCCGGCTTCATCCCGCCTCATTCTGGGTCTTCCGGCATGACTGTAAACTAGAGTGTAACCCTACAACTGTTGTAGCGTGACAGCGAAGTTTGCAGTGAATTACAGTGAAGTTTACAGCAACGGGGTTTTTAGAAATTGGTGACTGTGACGTCCGGCCCAAAGCGACCGTTCGTCGATCAACCCAGATGCTGCGACCCGGAACGTCACACCGGACATTCGCCGAGAGTGTAAAACCGAGCCTATCGCGCCCCAGATCTATTTCTAATTTTCAACGCGCTCCAACGGGCGAACCTGTGTGCGAAACTCATGAGCGGTGACTGCAACGCTAGCGACACTAAAAACGGATACTCGTATGCAATTTGCCGCTTCGGTATCGAAGAGGGCCAAGTTCTTTCCCGTCCCCACAGAACTCGTATAAAGTACACCGTCAAATCCTTTTTTCTTTATAAACTCGCAGAGATATTGACTTGGAACGTAGTCAGTTGCGGCGCTGCGGGGCAGCACCGGACGAGTGAGTTCGTGGCCCAGACTTTCTAGGAACGGCAAGTCTGCCCTAAGCTGAACAATCTCATCGGAAGATCCACAGATAAAAGGAGAGACGAGTGTCTTAGGTGATCGTAAATCGACGATTGTAAGTCCTTCACGCAGCTCAAATTCTGCAACGGTCGCGAATTCACCCGTATGAGGGCGTATTTCCGAAATCGCTGTGTTCTCATCAGATGCAAGATAGAGATACGGAATGCCTGCGGGGTTGGCTCTTCCGTGGGAAGCGGAACCTTTTGGTGGCGCTCCCATCGATTGGGCATCGAAAGGCTGATTATCAGGCGAGATCCTGGCTCGAAACCAGATCTTTTCTAGCGGTGCTGAAAGCAAGAACTCGAGCAAAAGCTTCAACCGTTCTTCCTTAATTTTTTCGTCTAGAAAATACCTATTCTTGAAGCGAAGTTCTTGACGAAGTTCAAGCCAATCACCGACCTTAGAGTCATCCGGCGCGGTCAAGGGTCTAAACGACTTTCGAACGATCTCTCCATCATCTAAAATATCGGAAAGTAGTTCTTTGGCGTGTGCTTCGTCCATTTTGGCATGAGAGAAAAGCCCCCAGTCCTTTTTGAAGTTTGCCACAAGACTTACACCGCCTTCAGCTTCTTCATAAGATTCGACTAGCAGCTCAAAAACATCAGAAAGCTCCGACGGTTCAACAAGTTTGTCCGAAGGGTCTCCGCAATAATTACAATCCCCTTTCGCCAATTCTGTAGCCAGAAATTGAAACAGGTGTTTTTCGAGTCCACGGTCCCCAAAACAGTTTGGGCAGCATTTATTTGGCATCAATTCGCCTCAGAAAAATAGTCTGCCAGTGTCTCAATGTGATGGATCATCGAAAGTTTTTTAACCTGACCCAGCCCTGGAAAGTGTTGTTTTGCATGCAACTCTAGGAACTCAGATAAAGCCTTACCATGAAACAGGTTTGATGTTCCGTGATTGAACTTCGTGACCAGCTTAGAGAGCGCTTCTGCGAACTTTCCAGCAGGATCCGTTGGAGTGCTATTTGAATCTGACACAAAATGGCGCACGTACATCTGATCGTCTTTGTCTGGATCAATGAACGTCATGTGAATGGCGACGGCATAAGCAGGTCCACCTGTCTCACTATAGTCATCCCCGACAGTTAGGAAGTCTCCAAAACCATTCAAACCCAACTCGGAATTAAATGTTACATGCAAATCTGAAAAAAGCTCAACAGCAGGATAACTAGCATTCCGCTGTTTGTTGAATCCATCCCGAAGCAGCACTCGAGAAGCACTGCTGAACTTCTTTCGGTATAATACAGGGCTAGCCTGTTCGATGAAGACATGTCGTGTATGACTGAGCTCGTCCCCAAGTTTTTCTGCGAGGCCGTTTTCCTGCAGAAAGCCCGAGTGAATAAAATACGGCCTATGATTTGTATGAGCTTCAAAAAGCGTCATGGCATCTATTACCGTCATCGTATCCGTCAATAAGATGCCAGCGCTTACGTTGTCGGTCTCAAGATAGCCTTCCTTGAGAAAAGTCGATATTGCGGCTCCATTTCCAGCTAAGCTTCCATGTTGAGGATTCACTATTACGATCGCATGCCCACCGCTTTCACAAACCGCGTCAAGCGCACGGGTCAACCCCTTCAGTGCTTCTTTTACGGGTTCAATTATGGGTATGAAACCAGCCTTCGCCAGCAATTCTGCGGTATCTCGAATAGTGATGAGCTCAAATTGCTTACCGCGAAAGTATGGAAAGTACATTTAACATCCTAACTCCAAAATATTGATTGTTCGATTGGAGTTTTAATGGCTTGCACCAGTTTTGCCCCGTCACTTAGCCTTAAGTTGTACATCAATGCGGCGGCATGCAACGATAAAGGTAGATCTTCGACGAGTCTCTGGAAAGAATGTTGTGTTCGGCTCTGCCTGAGCACCTGAACCATTGCGTCATGGACTTCTCTTGGATCAAGGCGTTCGTAGAGTTCTGAAAGCGCGCTAAACATCTGAGTGTTTGGCACGGAAGGTACAGGCTTGCCTATGTGTTTGAGAATACGAATTGCCTCAGTTCTTCGAAGAGCCCCCAGAATGCTGAGTGGTTTAACTTCGTCTGGCCGATCGACGGCTTCTCTAACTGTGCTTATGCTATTCCATCTTTTCAGATACATAACGCCTACGTGAAGCGGCGCGAGCTCTTTTATCGCGTTGATGTGACGTTCTGAAGCAATTACATACGTACGAGCAAATATATCGGCGTAGTCTTCTAGTTGTTTCTCAAGTCTCTGGAGACTGTCACGTTCGGATTTAACCTCATAGACTGTAGATGTGCCGTTCAATATGACAACATCCGCTCTGCTAGCTCCAGTTCGAAACTCTCTCACCATACTGGCTGTTTTCAGGGAATGTTTACCTAAGAGCACGTTTTGAACTATAGCCGACTGATAAATGTATTCATTTCGGAGGCCACTTCGGCGTAATTGAGCGAAGCCAAAGTCAAACGCGTCACCGACGGTGCGAACTTCTTGAAGTTCGAATAGTTCAGCTTGATTTACCAACGAGCTAAACTTGGCAGAGCTGCCTTTTTCAGCAAGTTCTCTAACAACGCCGGCCGAAAAAAGGCGAGCAATCGCCGCATCCTTGTGGTGGTCGCGAGTTCTATCTGTGTACATTGGTCGAATTCGCCGCTGCCTTTTCGGGGGACCCTAAACCAAATTTGACCGTTGCACATCAGAAAAACGTCGCGACTGATTGCTCATCAAGTCCAAGTCGAGGGCCAATCGCTGGCCCAACACGAAGGCATAAGAGATTGGCCAAATGAATATCCGCCTAGAAACTATGGTTTTCAGGCCTCGCACCCATAGCGAACTTCCGCTTTCCGCCCTTCCTGCTCGTGCTGCGTCGGCTAGCTGGGAGTTTGATCTCGATCGGCTACCGCCTGACACCGATCATTGGGAAGGAACATGAGGGGCTGTTTCAACGCCCCTTTAACACCCCCCTCACTCGACATACCGAAAGCCCTGCACCGCGCGGAAATGCCCGCCGTAGCCGCTCCCGGCGGGTTTGAGGCCTTTGCGTGCCCGGGCGGCGGCGAGGGTCTTCATGCTGCGTTCCTTGGCCTCGGCATAGAGGATGGCCGAAACCTGTGCCCAGAGGGGATCGCGGCGCAGGGCGGCGGCGAGGCCGGGATGCGAGGTGTGAAACAGCATCGGCATCGGTTTGTCGTAGCGGTTCACGCCGCGCCGCCAGAGCGCGCAAACCTCGTTGAGAAAGCGCAGCCCCAGCCCCGCGCCCTGCCACTCAGGCATGACGACAAGGCGGCAGGCGCGGCCTTCGACCAGCCCCGGCCGGGTCGAGACGGCCAGATGCGCCACCGGTGCGCCGTCGACGAAGCCCACGTAGTAATTGGCCGCGATCATGCGGGGCAGCTTCAGGTAGTGATGCGGCTCAAAGGCGGGCCAGAAGGAGCCGTCTGTCTGGTGAATGTCCATGGCAATGCGGGGTGCCCGTCGAAGACGCCTCCAGCGAAACTCGGCCCGGCGGGTGTCGATCACCCAATCGGGCTGCAACCAGGACACGACGTCCTCGTGACAGGTGACGGCGACGAACTGGCCAGAGCCCCGCCGCCATGCCTTGGCAAAGGCTGCCGCCCCGATCTGGGCCACGCGCCGGTCAATGGTCGAGGTGAACTCGTCGAGAATGGCAAAGCTCGGCCGCTCGGCCAGAATGCGCGCGAGCTCGGCCCGGAACTGCTCGCCGGTGGAGAGGTGGGGATAGGGGCGCAGCCAGCTGGGCACCGTGCCGAGGCCCACGGCGGAGAGGGCGGCCGCGACGGCGTCGAATTCGCCCTCGGGGTCAATCGCGTCGATCAGCGCGCCCTCGGGCCACGGGCGCGGGTCAAGCTCCGCTCCGAAGGCTTCGCGGGCGAGCGAGGATTTCCCGCTGCCAGAGGGGCCGACGATGAGGCCTATCTGCCAGGGCTGTGCTGCCAGATCGGCCTCGACCTCGATGCGGAAATCCGCGTCGCCCTCGACGTTGAAGAGGCTGGAGACCCGGGCGGCGCGGTAGGTATCCGGGATGGGGCTGGCGTGGTGGATGGCGAGCTTCATGTGACCACCACGCGGCATTTGAAGCCTTGGCGGCGCAACCGGCCGAAGGCGTTGATTTGAGCCACCTCGTCCTCGAGGAGGACGATGACGCCATATTGCCGCCGGTAGCGGACGCCTTTGGGCAGGCCCGGCGCACCGGGCGGCAGCTCAGGTTTCGGGAGTGTGGTCGATCTGGTCAAGTTTGGCTCCTTCTCTCTGCGCATCGCGCGTTTGGGGAAGGGCTCTTGGCCTCAGGATATTCATCGCCCGGCAGCGCGGGCATTTGATCGAGACGCCGGATATTTGCGCCCCTCTCTGATATTTAAATAGCAAACGGCTGCATGCGCAGCAACGCAGTTCTAGACCTTCCAAATCGAATCGCCTCATAGTCCCGCCGCCCCCTTGGGGCAGGGAGCGGCCATGAGGTGTTTCTGGTCGGCGGGGGTATGTTTGGTGACTGGCCCCGCGTGCCCGGGCGTGCCCTCCAGCACGCTCGGGGCCTCCTGTAGGGCGGCCGCTCACGGCCACCGGGTAATCCCCACACATTGGGGGATGTCTTCAGATCGACCGGGCGACTGTCAGGCGCGCCGCATAGGTTTCCGTCTTGCCGCCTTTCGAGGCGCGCAGCTGGACCTCGTAGAGCCCCGCCGCAAATGTCTCCGCAGGCCAGAACACGCGCACCACGCCGGCCATGCCGTCCAGGACACTCACCCCCAAGGGGATGGTGGGGCCAGCGCCGAGCGCCCATGCCTCTACAGCGGCCCCGCTGAGATCGGGCGCGGTGCTGTCCTTCCTGAGAAAGGTGATGACGGCGGAATAGGTGTTTTTCTCGAAGGTCTTCATCTCGTCCATCAGTCTCTCCATTCGGCCACAAAACGTGGCTCATCCCAAAGAGCGGTAAAGCGTGGTTCATCCCAGAGCGCCGTTGCCCTGAAATCCACCACCCGGCTTGTGTCAGCGGGTGCGGCCTCTGACCCGGATGTGCCTCCCGAGACCGCAGACCGGGCCGCGATCAGCGTGGGTTCGGCTGTGAGGCCGGACACACCGCCAGCGTTGGCCGCGCGCAGTGTGACTGCGGCGGGTATGGCCTCTGCCCCTGACAGCCCTCCTGACGCCGCCGCCTTGACGCTGACATGCACGGCCATGGCCCCGGTGCCAGAGACCCCGCCGCTGGAGGCGCTGCGCGTCTGCACACGGACCGCCATAGCCTCAGACCCAGATGCGCCTCCTGACGTGGCGCCGCGGCTTGTTTGAGTGCCCGCCTGGGGCAAGGCCTCGGATCCCGACGCGCCGCCGCTTGATGCCCCGCGCAGCGCGACCTGCACAGGGGCCGCAGGCGAGCCCGACGCGCCGCCGCCCGGTGCGCTGCGCGTGGCGATCCGGACAGGGCTTGCAGACGCGCCAGAGGTGCCGCCGGATGCGCCAGCGCGACCCGAGACGAGAGTGGCTGCCGCGTCGGCACCAGATGTTCCGCCGGAGGTCGCAGCGCGGCCCTGCACGATAACGGGGGCCGCCGTAGCTCCCGATGTGCCGCCGTTCGATGCGGTTCGTGAGAGCACGGAGACAGGAGCGGCGTTCAGACCCGAGGTGCCGCCACTCGATGCGGCGCGCTCAGAAACAACCGTCCCACCGCCACTAGGGATTTCCTCGATATACTTGTTGCGAAGATAGGCGTTCGTCTCAGCCAACTGCGCCGGATTATGCGCCCCGGCATAGATCAAAACAGCGGCACAATCCATGAAGGCACCGCTGTTGTTGCTGAGTTTGTAATTGATATAGAGGCGTTCCAGTACCGTGTTGAGCGTGGCCGGGGTGCCGCCCATCAGGTTCACGTTGTCGATGAACCCTTCAACATCTTCCCCGTCAAAAGTGACCGCTAGCACATGCCAAAGGTCATCGTTGAAACTATCGACCGACGCATAGCTGGCCGCCCAGAAGTCGGTGAGCACTTTTTCAGTGCCGCTCATCACCATACCGAATGCCTGGCGCGTAGAGGGATTGCCATACATCACGCCGTTGAAGTTACCGGCGTTCACTTGGTTAGGATAACGGGCAACGATGTACATCGTACGAGGCTCCGCCCCGTCTGGCAGATCGTGGTCGTATAAGGTGTCATTCCCAAGTCCGTCAATGCTACCGACAAACTGAAAATAACTCGCTCCAGTAGGTGTTCCCTCTTCGCCTGTCCGCAACACTGGCGCAGTCATAAGGTGTTCTTGGACTAGCTCAATCCCGGCGACTTCGTCCACCCACAGCGTCGGGGAGACAACCGTGTTGGTTGTCTCGAACTGAGCTTTAAGATTCGTGGTGATCAGCGCCATCTTTGGGCTTCCTTACGTGATGTCACAGCTTGAGAGCGCGGAGATCCCGCTTGAGTGAGGCCGCGAGATCCATCCGCCCCGCGTCGAACGTGTCCGAACTTAAGGTCTTGAGGCTCACATTCGGGCGCTCGTATTTTTCGAGCAGGTCGATTGCCGCCATGAGAGCCGCGTTCCAGGCGTGGATGGCGCGAACGCCATCCACCACCGGGCCGCCGTTGCTCTCATAGGCGACGCGGTTCATCAGGAAAGGAATTCCTTGAGTTTCGACGCCGGGAACTTGATCTCCGCGCCCACGCCCAGATCGGCGGGGGGGATTGCCGACCAGCTCAGAAAATTGCCCCCTGTCGCCGCATCGTAATAGGCGACGGCAACAACGCTCTGCACCGGATCGTGGGTCGAGGAAAACACGACGTCCGGGCCGTTGAGCACCGCCTGTCGGGTGCCATCCTCCGGATCGGCAGCGGGCGCGGCAAAGGTCACGGCCGCGCGGGCATAGCCGCTGCCGGTCACTTCAGTGCCGCCGCCTGCGTCAGTGGGCGCGGCCGTAAAGAGCGCCAGATACACCGCCTCGGGGCTGGGCAGCGGGGTGTTGCGAAAAACGTGATTGAGCAGGGCGGCTTCGAGGTAGGTGGAGAAGGTCGACATGTCAGTTTCCTTTTGGTTTGGGTGTTCGTGGTTTCAGTGTCGGGCCGCGAATTCCGCGACCCCGGTTGGTACGTCTGGCCAGACGGGTGCATCCCCGTCCTCGATGGCGCGACGGCTCTCCGCCTGCATCGCCTTGCGCCACGCGGTCCATGCAACGGCGCGCTCCTGGTCGCCCTCGATGAGGCCTGCGAGTGCCAGCGCGTCGGCGCGCGCCGCGCCGTTGATGGTGGCTGTCGAGAACAGGATGCCCGCCTGGGCGATGTTGCTCTGTGTTTCCAAGTCGGCCACGGAGAGGATGAGGGTCCTGCAGTCCGCCTTGATTTGGGCGGCGCGGATGGCCTGTGCGCGGGGTGTATTTTGGCGGAACTCAGGCATCGCTTACCTCCACCTCTGCATCAAACCCGACCCACGGAAACGGCGGGGCGACGGCGAGGGCGTACACGCCTGCATCGACCAGCGTCAGAGGCTCCGACAGGTTCATGATGACGAGCTCGTCGCCCACTTCGTTGCGCACTGTTACCGCGCTCCCGACGGGTAGCAGGGACAGGTCATAAACCCAGCCGGTGTCTTGCGTGGTGGCAGGCGGCGTGATCGTCGGGCGCGCCTCGATGCGCAGCGGGTCCGACGCAATGTAGTGTGTCGCAGTGTCTGCCAGCGCACCGACAAACAGGCCCCGCTCAGGCGTGACATTGGCGGCAATGGTGCTTGCCGATGCCTCAACGTGGCCCGTGATCTGACCCGTGGCCGGGTTATAGATGTTGGCGCTGACGGTCATGCGTTACCTCTTGAGGATCGTGGCGACGGAATGGACGTTCTGGATCAGGAAGGGCACACCCGAGCCGCGCTGGCATTCCAGCGTGATTGTCTGATTGCCAGTCCCCACTGAGATTGTTCGCCGAAACGGAACAAGCTCCTGAAAATGTGCACCACCCTGAGAGTCAAAGGGCGACCCGCTCAGCAGCAGACGCAGCCCCCACGACCCAGCAGTTGGCCCGCCGTTCAGCAGCCAATTCACATGGCAGTCAATCATCAGAAGCGAGCCACTATCCGGCACGTTCACAATGAAAGACGTCGCGTTGTTCCATGCCGTGGCTGTCGCGGGCGTCTTGGTGCCGCCGCCGTAGTTCTCGAAGAACGTGGACGGCTCAGTGACAGCGCGTCCGTTGATCTTGGCCGTTGTGATTGCATTCGTAGCGATTTGCCCGGCGTTGATCGCAGCCGTCGCGATCAGTGCGCTCGTTATCGTGTTGGCGGAAATCTTGTCGCCTGTGATGGTGCCCGCCGCGATCTCAGCGGCGGTGACAGTTCCCGAGGCGATCTTGGCCGCAGTAATCGTATTGCCGGCGATCTTGTCACCGGTGATCGTCGTGCCCGCAATCTTATCACCCGTGATTGTCGCGGCGGCGATCTTGACCGCTGTAACAGCACCCGTCGCAATCTCAGAGGCAGTGATGGTGCTGGCCGCTATCTGTGACGCGGTGATCGTGTTTGCGGCGATGTTGGATCCTTGGATCGTGCCTGCCGCGATCTTGGCAGAGGTAATGGTGCCCGATGCAATCTCAGTTGCTGTAATCGTGCCGGATGCGATCTTGGCGGCTGTGATCGTGTCTGCTGCGATCTGCGAGGCGGTCACGGCACCCACAGCGATCTTGGGTGTCGAAATCGCGCCGTCCGTGATTTGCGTACCGGTGATTTGCCCCGTCACCTTTGCGGCTGCGATGGCGGCAAGCTGCGCGTTGGTTAACTGACCCGTAACTTTCGAGGCAGCAAGCCCCGCAATTTTGGCGTCCGTGACTGCGCCGGTCGCGATCTGCGGTGTCTGTATCTGCCCGGTCAGTTTTGCCGCCGCCAAGGCCGCGATCTGCGCATCGGTCAACTGCCCAGTGACATCAACGGCAGGCACCGTGGCGACATAGGCCGTGCCGCTCCAACGATAGAGCTTGCTCTCAAACATGATCGCCTCGGTCAGCTTGACCGTTGGGAGCGTGCCCTCGACAATCGTGACGGGTTCGATACCGGCAGCAAAATCAGCCCGCTGGATACGCACGTCGTCAGTGGTCACCCAGATCCATGCAGTCCATGTGCCTCGGCGATTGTCAGAAAGCGCTTTGGCGCGCACGCGCAGGTTCGTGAGTGGCGGCACGGGCTGGATGGTCATTGCGCCACGCTCGACATCGAGCACGGTGCCGCTCCAGACCTCCTCCTCGGTCTCGCGCTTTTGGCATTCAATGGCGATGCCCTTGATAGTCTCGGCGATCCCGGAGGCATCCCAGAAGACGTCGACGGCCGCATGCGCACGGGTGCCTGCCTGATTGGTGACAATGCGCGCGTCGGCGTCGAAAAAGGGCAGGCCTGCGTCTGTAGGGATTGGGCGGGGCAGGATAGAGGCGCGGTCGGGGATCTCATACGCCGGGTCGATCTCGAAATCATCCGGGTCGCGCTCGCGTAGCGAGGTGACAATGGTCAACCGGTGCAGATCGAGCACGATCTCCGTGACCTCGAAGAGCTTGGCGTCGTAGTCGTTCCAGGCGCTGGTGACGACCACAGTATTGAGGGGGCGCAGACCGGCATAGTCGGGCGGCAGTGGCCAGGCGTGACGCCGCCAGCGGCGATGGTCGCGCAGCGTGTCCTCGGCCAGTTGCCCGGCCTGTCCCGGGTTAAACACGGCCGGAAGGTCCAGCTCGAAATTCCGCACGATACCGTCCTCTGCCTCCCAGTCGGGATTGCGGATCTGATCGAGGGGCACGCCGTTCCAGAGCGCGCCGGGCGAGACATATTTGGCGGTGACCCGGTTGAAGATCTCAAGCAGTTCGGGAAACGGGTCTTTGGTGGCGGCGTCCGTCACCAGAAGATCGTCGTCCGTGATCGCGGCCACGGCGATGTCGGGTGCGCCGACCTGAATATACCAGAAGCCCCCGAACTCCGCGATCTGGCCGTTGCAGGCGGCGAGCAATTCGTTGATCACATCTCCGGACGTGTCCTCGGCGAATTTGATCTCATAGCCGGACTGGTACTGAGGCCGCCCGTCCACGTCCACGTCGCAGGCGTTCATGCCCGGCACCCAGTTCCAAAGCGGCAGATCCTCTGCGTCGGCCTCGCCGCCCCAGATCGAGCCGTCATGGAGCGACAGGCCGCGCAGGATGTTGTAGGTCTTCACGATAGGATTGCGTGTCGGCCCCCATGTCGTTGGATCGTCCCAGCGGTGCAGGCCTGTGCCGCCGACCGTGCTATCGAGGCGGGGATCGTAGAACGGGATGCCGTTCTCCTCATAGCGCTGCTCCGGCGCTCCATTGGGCCAGACCTTGGAGCTCACTTCCATCGTCAGGATCGCGTAGGGGATGCCGTGCCCGATATGTGCCTCTGTCCAGGGCGTCTCGGGGTCCTCGGCATATTTGGCGACGAGTGTCGGATCTGCGCCGGTCTGGGTGCCGTCGTAGACCTTGATCCATGCATAATCGACGCCAAGGTCGCGCTTGGCGAGGACTGGAAAGCCGTAGTCGGGATGTTCCTCTGTCCCCAACTCGGAATAGACGCCGTCCACCATCAAGCGGCTGAAGGTGGCCCCGGGCAGGCCGCCCAGCTCGATGACGGTCTGGTAGTATTTGTTATTGGGGCCGTGGCTGTTGTGATAGATCAGATGCCCTTTGGTGGCGTAGAGGCCGACGATTGTGGTCTCGCTCTCCAGCTCGCCGCGCGTGGTCGCGGTCACCTGCAGCCCGAAGGCGGTGTTGCGCCCGCGCCGGGCTCGGCGCTGTTGCAACAGGCTTAGCCCGACCGATGCGAATAGCCGCAGGGCAAAGAGCGCGACGGCTTTGACCGTGATCCCGGCAAAGATGGCGGCGGCGGCGGCGGCCAGCGGCCCGGCCGAAGCGGGTGCCGTCGAGGCGAGCACGAGTGCCGCTATCCAAGCAAACAGTCTCATGGCCGATAAATCCGGATGGCGCGATTTAGTGGGGCAGCGCCAAGGCCGCGACCGGGACGCAGTGCGTGAATATGACCGCCACCGATGATGCCCATGACCTCCTCGCCTGCCTCGATCAGCACGGCCACGTCGCCGGTCTGCGCCTGCATCCAGCCTGCGCCCGGCAACAGGATCGGTGCCAGAACCTCGGCGGGCGACGCGAACCCGTCGGCGGCTAGAAGCGTGCGACCCTCCTCAATGCTGCGATAGCGCCCGCGCCACCGTGCGGCCGGATCCTGCCCGGTCAGCACGGCGATCCAGTCGGCCGCGAACATTGCGCAGTCGGACAGGCTCGGCCGGAATGCTACCGCGCGCCGGGCGTCGAGGAATTGCCGCAGAAGATGCACGCGTCCCGTCATCGCCGGTTGTCTCCGTCCACGTTCAAGGGCGGTGGCGCTGGCGGGATCTCGGTCACGACCGTTTCCTGACCCCATGGGATCGGGCGGTCGGCGATGCTGGCGGCATATTCGCGGAACCTGTCGGCCGGGTCGCGCAACCGTTGTGCCGCGTCAGATTTGAAGAGAGGCTGGCGAAACGTAAGCCGCCGCGCGGCCGAGGAAATCACCAGCTCCGTGCGCGACTGATCGCCGAGCTTGCCCAGCGTCTCCGGTGCCGTCTCTAACCATCCCTTGATGACGCGCTGTGGCGTGCCCAACGGCGCGCCGGTGTAGATATCCATCGGCTGTGACCAGACCCGCACCCGCGCCTGTGAGGCCTGATAGACCTGCAAGGCGAGCTTTGCGGCATCCGTCATTGGCGGCAGGATGACCCGGTTGCGGCGTACCTCAAGGCCAATCCCGGCGCGGATCGGCGGCACCTCGATCACATTGCCCGCGCCCAGAAAGAGATGGGTTTCGCCGTCGACGCTAAAGGTCTGGTGATCGTCCCCTGTCCAGAGCCCCATCTGGACGATCTCGCCCGTGACCCGGTCGCGTGGCTCGATCAACACGAGGATATGCGCATCCGTGCCGCTGCGCTCGGCCAACTGATCTGTCTGCGCGAGATCAAAGCTCATACGCCGCCCCCCAGCGTCTGTTGCCAGGTGAAGCTGCCGCCCTCGGTGCGGCGCGAGCGCCCCGGTCCCGGTTTGAAGCTGAGTAGTTTTGCCCGCGCCTGCGGGCGATCAACGACCACTGAGGCCCCGACCACGACGCCGGGTCGCAGGAAGGGGGACACCTCGAACCGGGCAGTCGCCCCGGTGCTATCCGCCGTGACGGTCGCATTGAGAATGCGGTGGACGTTATATCGGACGGGGCTCGTCAGATACTGAAACCCGATTTTCTGCCCGCGCCGCAGGGTGAAGTTCGGCGGCAGGCCTTGCAGGCTCAGTTCGCGGTTGCCGGGCACGAGGCTCTTGATCGTGACCGGTTGCGCGGCCCAGTTGATGCCTGCCGGATAGGCGGGGTCTTGGGGCGCGAATTGACGGCGGTCATAGATCATAAAGGACGCCCCCGGCTCGAGCAGGTGCTCGATCAGCGCGTCTTGCGCCGCGATCACGTCGGGCTCCGACTTGCCCAGAACGACCTCGCCCTGCCAGAGCCGTGCCCCTCGCCGATGGGTGATGACCTCGCCCCCGGCCGTGACAGAGCTTGTGCTGTCGCCCGGCAGATAAAAGGTGGCCTCTTCGATCCCCAAGAGGTCGAAAAATCCAGACGTCGGAATGGGCCAAACCTGGACCGCCATTATCCCCTCCCCAGCGGGTCGCGCCGGATCGTCTCGACCCGGAGCGGCAGCTGCTCGTTTGAAAAGTTGTCGACTACGTCCACGGCCACGTCCCGCGCGCGGTCCTCGACGACGACACGGAACAGGTCCGACGGCTCGATCCGCAGGCGTGTCATGCCCTCCGCCGAAGCGCCCGCGCCGCCACCTCTTGCCGGCGCTGCGCCCGCAGCCTGCACAGGCAGGGGCAGGCCGCCCCCGGCAAAGCCCGGAATGATCGCGCCTGCGTTCATGGCCTCGAGCACCGCGCGGTTGCGCGCTGTGGCCTCGGCCGTCATGATGAATTCCCCGGCACTCACCATCGCGCGAATACGGTCGCCCCGGCCCGTGCCTGCGCCCAAGAGGAGGCCGGGACGGGTGACAAGAGGATCGCCGCCGCTGGCAAAGCCGGGCAGGCCGCCATTGGCGAAGGAGAGCAGCGAGCCTCCCGAGAAAAGGTCAAAGAGATCGCCAAGCCCGCCGCCGCCGAAGATCCCGCTCAGGAGACCGCCGCCGCCGCTGCCCCCAAAGAGACCGGACAGCGGGCCAGAGCCGAGGATGAGCGCTTCCTTGGCCGCGCGGATGATCATGTCGCCGATCCCCTCCCAGACGTCCCGGAGGCTTTCGGCCTCGAGCAGCACGTCGTCGACGGCGTTGCCGAATTCCTCCTTGCGCTCCATGGCGACGCGCTCGTTTTCATGGGCCTCGACGAGAGCCTCGATCTCCGCACGTTGCTTTGGCGTCGCGGCGGTCAGGCGTTCACGCAAGCGGATCATCTCGCGCTGCACCGGATCGCTTTCGCGCAGGGCCTCTATCTCGCGCTGTTTGGATGCGATCAGCCGGTCAAGGGCCTGCTGTTCGCGCAGGGTCTCGTTGGTCGATGTGCCCCGCGCGCCGCTGCCGGACCGCGTGGGTCGGGCCTGCTCGTTGAGGCGCGCAATTTCGCGGGCCTGCTCGATGGCGGCTTGCCGTTGGCTGTTGAGAAAGGCTTCCTCCCCGGCGTTCGCAAAGCCGTCGCGGCGAAGTGGTTGTGTGTCTCTGTCAAAACGTGCACCGGCCAAGGCCCCCGCACGTCCAACAGGGTCGTCGCGGAACTCGGCACGGATACGCGCGGTCTCAAGCTGGGCCTGCCCTTGAGATTGCAGGTCGAACATTGCGTCGACAGCGCCGCGCACCTCGGCCGAGAGGCGGGCTGCCTCATTTGCGGCGGCGTTCAACGCGCCGGAAACATCTACCGTCGACAGATCAAATGCAGCTTCAGCCGCCTCGCGCAGTGCCTCCTTGGTTGCCTCGCTTGCGTCCGAAGCCGCGATCTCCTCCAGCTTGGCGTTGAGGGCGAACTGCGCGCGTAGGCGCGAGACTTCGACGCTGTCCGCGCCGGTCCGGGCGATAGCCTCCGCGACCGCATTCTGCTCGGTCAGCGTCAAAAGCATGGCCTGCGCCGCCGCCTCGGCCTTCAGCTGCTCGCCGGTGCTTTTGGTCACCAGGTCGAGGAAGGTCAGCATTTCCTCGGACTGGCGGTTGTCCTCAGGGTTTTGCGATTGAAGCTCGGCGACTTCGGCCAAGCGGATACGCATCTGGTCAAGTGTCAGAAGTCGGGCTTCTTCTGCCTCGGATATTGTCCCCACCGCTTCGGCGGCGGCGGTGTAGCTTAGAATGAGCGCCTCAATGGCGCCTTGCTGCTGTTCAATTGTCCCGCCAGCGGCGTCCTGCAGCGCGATCAGGTCCTCTGCGACGGCTTCCGCAAGCCTGCGTTGTTCGTCAAATACGCTTCGGTCTCGGATAATGCCGCCGAAGTCGAATTCGTCTTCGATGGCACGGCGGTTAAATCCGACGCCACGCGAGGGGTTTATGCCCGTCTCGCCGACAAACGAGCCGATATTTGACGCCGCCTCGCGCTGTGCCGCGCGCTTTTCTGCCTCGACGATGCGGTCGAGAATGTCCTGCGCGCGGTCAACGAAGCCTTCACCAAACCGGTCGGCCAGCTCCAGCCGGGTGGCAGAGGCCTCGGCGATCTTGTCCTTCAGGCTGTCGATGCGGGTCTCGAGCGCTTCAACGCTGTCCGCGAAGCTCTCGGCCTCTTCTGACGATGACATGAACCAGTTGACCACGGTAGCCGTCGCCGCGAGCGCGCCGATGGTGATCAGATTAATGGGGCTCAGCATCGCAAGAACCGCGCCGCCCAAAGCCCGGAACGCGCCTGCAGCCCCGAGCGGGCCTATGACTTGAGTGATCTGCGTGCCCTGCTGGATAGCCAGTGTCAGCGGGTTCTGCCCCGCTGCCAGCATGACGAAGACGTCATTGCCCTGCGCCACCAGGTTGCCCATCGAGCCTGCGGCAAGGCGATTGGCCGAGGCCATTTTCTGAGTTGCAGCAGTGTTGACATTCGCAGCGGAACTGGCAGCGGTCAGGCCCGTTGCCGAGGTCCGCGCGGCGGTCTCGAGTTGTTTCACACCGCGCGCTGCATTGGCCCCTTGGGTGCCCACGCCGCGAATGTCTTGGGCGGCCCCTTTGGCGGCGGTGCCGGTTGCCTGCAGCTCCGCCTTCGCCTGGTCGGCGTCCATGAGGATTTCGGCCCGTGCGACCAATGTCATGTCAGCTCTCCCGCATCGCGGCCACGGCCGCGCTTTCGATCACCTGTACCTCGGCCCAAAGTTGGGGCGTGATCCGTATCCCGCTCATGCGCAGGCCCGCCCGTGCAGCGGTGTAGTCGAGGCCCACGACCCGGAAACCGGCCAGCCCGGCCGAGACAGTGCGCCATTGATTGCAGACCGCGAGGAAGGCCCGAACGACCGGGACGTTTTGCGGCCAGATGCCAGTGCCAGTGCCAGAGCCGGACGGATCGCGAGTGAGCTGGCCCGGGTCGATCCCCCAGAACGCCGCCTCGTCATCATGGTCGCTGCCCTGGTCATCAGCGATCAGGTCGCCGCGCGCCCATGCCCGCCCGGCCCATTTCAGTTTTTTACCCGCTTCCCCATGAGCGCCGCGTGATAGGCATTGACCAGGGCGACGCGGACATAGGCCAGACCGATCAGCCGGTCGCGCAGGCTGTGGCTGTAGGGCAGCGTCTTGCCCTTCTCGTCTTCGACGTCGTCAAAGCCCACCACGGCCGCCGCTAGAAATTCCCGCTCACCGCGTGTGGTGCGCATGTCGAAAGCCTCGATTTCATCGTCGGGCAGCACGCGGAACGTGACTTGCAGGTCCTGCAAGTCATGGCCCCCGTCGGTGGGCACCTTGATCTCGACGCGGTGGGTAAAGGCCGGGGTCGGGTCGATCTTGAACATGGGGTAAACTCTCTTTCAAAGTGGCGTTGAAGGGCGCGTTAAAGCCCCTCAGGTGAGCGTCATCGTCCACTGGTCGGCAGCGGTAGCGGTGGTGGGCAGCGGCACAAGGCGCAGCGGCCACTCCTTGCGACCCTGACCGTCCTCAAGCCCTTCAGGACGCTGCATCTGCGCATTCGGGGCGGCGATATTGACGATGTTGCCTGCCGTCTTGCCGTGCTCGATCTCGAGCGCGACCTTGGCTTTGGTGGCGGCCATGGTGAACGGGTTGAACGTGGCCAGCGCCACGGCACGCACCCGCGCCTCGACGGTGTTCTCATGCCCGTCGAGTAGCACTTCCTCCTCACCGATCAGGAATTGCGCCTCGACGCGATTGGCGAGGGTGAGCTTGAAGCTCCGCATCACAAGCGACGTCTCATCAATCGTGAAGGTGGGCGTGTTGGCATCCGAGGCCGCGAGCGGATCGGGAATGCCGGTGAAATCTGGGGTCGGGATCGCCACGTCGGCCGGGGCCACGTAGAGGGCGGTGAACTCGAACTCGATATAGGGAATGCCCGAGGCCGAGACGTCAAAGGCGGCGGTCCCGCGCACCCCCACCATGGCGTAGAGCGTGCCGCCGATATTGAGGTGCAGCGTGACGCTCTCAAGGTTCGAGTAAACCCGATTGTAGACCACAGACGTCGCCGCCGTCACGGTCTCGGCACAGCCACAGGCCCGCAGGAGGCGGCCCCAGCGGGGCGCGGTTCCGGCGGTGCCGGAGCCTGCCAGTTCGACCTTGAACGAGATGGTGCGGTGCAGATCGACCGGGATCGTGCCGGTGGGCCCGCCGTGCGGCGTGTCGAGATTGCGGTCGAGATCCTGACCCTGCATCGGCGACAGGCGCACATCGGTCGCGAGGATTGCGTCGCCGCCAGTAGGGGTGGCGTCCGTTCCATAGGTGGTTTCCAGCTTCGCGAGCAGGACTTTGCGTCTCCAGAGCAGGCTCATTTGTCGGCATCCTTCTTGTCAGATTTGGGCGCGGACGTGGGCTTGGGGCTGGCCCCGGCAGGTTTCAGCGCGCCCTTGTCGTCGCGGGTGTAGGATCCGCCGGAGGTGGGAAGTTTGGTCATGAGATGATCCTCAGTTGATCGTCGATGGAGAAATCGAGTTGATAGGCGAGGCGACCGGCCCCGCTCTCGATGAGCTGGCCACGCTCAAAACGGTGCACGCCGACCTCGTCACCCGGTGCCCAGCCCGCCAAGGCGCGGATCACGCGCATCAGGAACTGGTCGATCTTGTCGAGGGCGGTGGCCCCCGTGCGGTCAAAGGATTGCACGAAGATCACCACGCTCGTGCGATAGGTCAGCATCTGGCTGTAGACGCCCGCCGCGGCATCGGCGCGCCCGCCCTGCATGCCGGAGGGAAAGACGTAGGCCGCGACCGATTGCGCGGGCAGCTTCTTGGAGCGGATCAGATCGACAAAGGCGCGCCCGCCGTCGACACGACCGGCAAGCTCGGGCACCTCAGCCTCGATCCGGGTGATGACGTCGCCGATCATTTCAAAACCCTTTCAGGCTGTCGCGGCTGAAGGTGCCCTCCGGCGCGCTGATCTGCGGAAGCTGGGGGTTGCCCCGCACAGTGTCCCCGGGCGTCTCGTCGCCGAGCGAGGCCTCGCCCTTGCGCACCTGCCGCAGAAAACTGACGGCGTCCTCATAGCCTTCCTTGGCCCCGTCAAAGGCAGCGGCCCGCGCGCCGAGAAGCCGATACCAGGCAATCGCGGCGGCGTGCATGGTGAGCGCACGCGGTGGGTTGGACGTATCATAAAGCCCCGCGACATAGCTCTCGGCGACGGAGACGGCATCGTCGACGGCCACCTGCAGCGCCGCCGTGTCGATCACCCCGGGCATTGTGTCACGCGCAGTGACTTGGGCGAGAAACCCCTCGCCGTAGCGGTCGATCATGTCGCTGGGCAAAAGATAGGGCATGTCCGCCTCCGGGTCCGTTGTTTGGGTGCCGGTCTCTCCCGGCTGTCACGCCTGATCCTAGGCGGCGTCCCCTCGGGGGTATTCTCAGGTGGCCGCGTTGGCGGCGGCCTGCATCTCAGCCCAGACGGTATCCCGCGCGGCTGCGGTGATCCGGTCGGCGATGCTGGGGGCTGCGTCCTGCAACGCCTTGACCTTAGGCTTGCCGCTCTTGTCGAAGGCGTCGCCGGGCAGGTCGTTGATGGCATTGGTCAAGGCCGCGCGCAGTGCGTCGTCCATCTCGAGTGGGGTCACGGTTCCCGCCTCGTCTCCGGCCTTTTCGATTGCGCCCAGGGCGAGGAGGCGCGCAACCTGCGCCTCGGTGCCGATATCCTTGGCGTTTACCTGGTCGCCGATCTCCAGCCGTTTGGCCGCGATCACAGTGCGTTTGATGCGATAGCTCATGCTGCGTCCTCGATCAGATAGCCGGTGGCGGGGGCCGCGATGACTTCGCGGAGCTGCTCGCCCACGCGCAGCGTGGTGGCCCCTTTTAGACCGACCTTGGGGTCGAAGAAGCGCCCCGAGACGCGGCCATCGAACTGTGCGGTCCAGCCCCATGCGGGGGCGGTGCCGTCGGGGCCTGCCTGCATGTTGCGGTGGATCAGGGCGATATTGCCGCCCCAGACCTTCTCAAAAGCGGCCGTTTGCCCTTTGCGGGCTGAGTTGATGTAGCTGTCGCCCACGAGGATTTCCGACAGCTCGAACAGCTCTGCCACCGCCTCGCGGCTGGCGCGGCCCTTGTCGCCCGACGTGCGGTTGATGGCCTTCAGGATATCGGGATGGGTTGAGAGCGCCGTCCAGGCCTTGCGGCCCATTGCGGCCACGTTCGGGCGCATGATGAAGGTGGCGTCGAGGGCAGCAGAGATCACGCCGATAGGGTCGGAGGCGGGATCGCTGAACTGGCCCGCGCCCGACAGCACCACTTTCTTGTCGGCGTCATAGTTTGCGGCGTCCTGCACCATGGCCGCGACGCGCTTTTCGCGGTCGAGCTGGATCAGATGCGTGACGCCTTCGACCGCGCGGGCCTCGGGATCGAAGGCCGAGTTGCCAGCGGCGCGCAGGCTGCGGGCAGTATCGATGTCGCGCTGCGGCACCACGTCGTCGAGACCGTAGTCCTTGACCGAGGAGGTGCGCTCTTCGCCGGTGAACTCGACCTGTTGGACCAGACCTTTGCGGCCCACTTCCGTGTCAGGCACCGTGAACATCTGTTCAGGCGGGAAATAGGTCCATTTGAAATCCGTGCCCATGACCGGAACGCGGGGCATCACCTGGTCAGCAATGAACGAGATATCGGGGTTGCGGTAGTTGACGGCGATGGCGGTCAGGACCGGATCGACGACGAAGGGGGTGGGTGTGCTCATTGATCAGCGCTCCTTGAGGATCAGGTGACGGAGTGGCGGGCAATCGCCACATCGATGATGTCGCCAGCGACACCGGCCTGCAGCGCGTAGCCGACGGCGACGTTTCCGGCCCCGGCGGCGGCTGCGACGCCCAAACCTGCGGCATTTGACGTGACAGGGGCACCTGCAGCGACCGTGCCTGCAAGCTCAAGCTCGGCGGAGCCGGACATGATCACGTCCTGAAGATCGCCAAGTTTCGCGTCGAGCTGGTCCGAGATGCCAATCGCGAGATTGGTCGCGGAGGCGGCCACAAGGACGCCGCCAGCCGCGCCGAATTTGACGATCCGGCGACCGGGCACTGCCGCCTCGGCGGCGTAGGATTTGATGAACAGTCCGGGATTAGCCATTGTCGCTCTCCATGGTTGCCTCGATGTGGCGTGCGGCCTCGGCGAAGCTCAGCGTGCGGCCCTCCGCCTCGGCGTCCTTGATCAGACGCTTGGCGGCGGCGGTGATATCGTCCGACCCCTTGACCTGCGGCGTGGCATCACCGCTCGCCCGCTCGCCGAATTCGATCAGCGGCTTGGTCTGTTTGGAGAGCAGGTCGCGGAACCAGTCGCGCGGGCTGGCGCTCTTGCCTTCGGCAAAGGCCACCTCGTCTTGCGCATCGAGGCTTTCCATAAACGCGGCCATTTCGTCCTTGAGGCCCGGCGCGATGCGCCCGTCCTTGGCAAGGGCGTCGAGGAGGGCGGCATCTTCGGCGCGGCGGGTCGTGCTCTGCGCCTCGGCGAAAGCCGCCTCTTTCGCGGCGATCTCGGCCTCGCGCGCGTCGAGCGCGGCTTGGCGGTCTTCGGGGGTTGGCGTGTCCTTGCCGGACATATCGGTCTCTCCTTCTTGGGTTTCTGCAAAGGGGGCTTGTCCGTCCTCGGGCACGTCGATGGCGTGGCGGAGCGCGTCTTGGCCTGCGGGCGTGCGTGCCCAGGACAGGACGGCGGAAACCGCGCCTTTCAGGGCGTCCGCGAAACTGGCGGCAGGCGCGTCGGCCTCCGCCTCTGAGAAGGCGATCTCTAGGGTCACGGCCTCGGCGTCCTCGGCGAACTCGGCGGCCTTCAGCCCTTTCACGGCGGGGGGCTGGGCACCCAGAAAGCCCACATGCTTAAGGTAGTAGGTGCCGGGGCTCGGGTTTGCTGCGGCTTTGGGGGGATAGAAGCAGGCGCTAATGCGCTTGAAGCGGCCCGCGCGCACCATCTCGGCGAAGGCGGGTTCGACCTGGTCAGGCTCGGCAAAGAGCTCCGAGCCGTCGGCGCGCAGGCTCTTGACCCAGCCATAGGCCGGGGCATCGGTGCGGGGATGGCCCACGACGATGGGGGCCTCATGGAGGGCGGGATCATAGGCGGCGGCGATGCCCTCAACCTCGGCCTCGGAAAAGTCGAGGCTCTGCCCGGATTGGGCGGTGTGGCGGCCAGCGCGGAAGATGTGAAGCGGTTTTGTCATGACCCGACATTAAGCCGGGGCGACGGGCCAGATCAGATGAAGGACTTCAGGGGAAAGCGGTCCTGGTGCAGAGGCCGCCTTGGATCAGAGTAGCGCCCGAGGGGTGGGCGCGGCAAGCCCGGAATGCACAAGGCCACTGAACGCCCCACTGAGTGCGCTCATACCTCTGGCGGGGGTTGGGTCGCAAAATCCCCGAGGGGGGTATTAAAGGGGTATTTAATGAGGCGCTCAGAGGCCATTGCGGGACAAAGGCCGGGTTGCAGGCCCCGCTCTCAGAGAAATTTGGCCCTGTTAGCCCTGAAGCGGGGTGCAAATCACTGTCCGGCGGCACTGTCCAAATACTCTTCGATGGTGGCGACGATGGAGTCGGCGTCCTCATCGCCGACCCCGAGATAGGGACGTGCGGGAATGTCTCCCCACGGGATCGATATCATGAATTCGCGCCCATTCTTGTCCCGCCCGGCGCGCGCGCCGAACGCCCCGGCCTCGGCTCCGAACTGCATCACGGCGGCCTGAATGACGTTCGAACCCCATGCGACCCGGTCCGCCGATGGCTCGGCATTGATTGTGGTCGACAGGATGCGCGAGGGGCCGATCAGGGGCCGGGTGGGCTGGCCGTCGCCCCGCCGCCGGTACGCCTCGAGCGTGGCCGGGCTCTTGGGTGCCCAAGGATTGCCATCCGGATCGGTGCCGTCTTTGAAGTTCTCCCGCGTGCTATTGACCATCAGTTCGCCGATATCCTGCATCAAAGGGGTCATGTCGGTGAGGGCAGCGGACACGCGGGCGAGCGCTTGGGTGATTTCCTCTTCATTGATTTCGACGGTGATCATGGCTATTCTCCTTTCTGTCGGCTGTGCATCCACCCACCGCATTCAGGTTGCGGGAACGCGTCTGGGCGTACGGGAGGGGTCAGCCGATATTTTCCACCCAATAGGTCAAGAGTACGAGCCGCTGGCGTCGCGGTCGCGCGACGAAATGCGCGACATAGCGCCGTGCGCCGATAGTCTTAGTCAGACGCAAGACCCGAGACTGCACGCTACGGGCATCCGTCCATTCAAAGCTGTCTGGGCGCTGGAATATCTCGGGCAACCGTCCCAAGTCTTCCGGGGTGACCGCTATCTGCCCACGGGAGGCCTCGCGCTCTGGGTTCCCGTGGCGTGCAAAAATATGACGGATGGAATCCGCGTCAACGGCCACGTCGTAGCGGTCTAGATCGCGCCGCGCACCCTCGCGGTTGAGCCGGGCCTGAGTGGTAGTCATCAACCCGAGGGACTGGATCGGCTCCCGCTCGGAAATGGTCTTCCGTGCGGCTTGGGTGTTCGCGGTCTCGACGCGCGCTGCGTAGCGCCGGATATTGTCAGCCAATGACGGCAGGCCTCGGTATCCTTCGACCAGAAGATCGCGGGTCCGGTCCGGGAGGCTGGCCATGTAGGCCACCGCGAGGTTATACCGCCAATCGACGACCTTGGCCGCCATCGTGCGAATTTCGTCCACGGTGCTGGCCCCGGGCGTGTAATCCCAGCCCTTGTCGATCCCTTTCGGCGCGCCGGTGCGCGGATCCCGGGATTGCCAGTCGTCGGGCAGGCGCTTGTCCGGGTCGCCGCCGCGACGACGTGCGCCGTCCTCAGAGCGCGCGCCGATCACGTAGCAGCTGCAGCCCCAGCCGTTGGGCGGGCCATGCGTGATCCAGAACGGGTGATCAGGTGGCAAGACCAGCCCGTCCCAGCCAAGATGGATCAGGCGCGGCTCAGTTGAGCCGCCGTGCTGGTAGACCCAGAACGCAAAATTGCCCTCGATGAGCTGCGCCATCCGCCCGGCCGCGTAGCTGGTCGCGATGTTGGTGCGGTAGATCACCCGCGTGCGCCATGCCTCGCCGCGCGTGCTGCCTTCGCCGGTCCAGCCGTGCCAGCCGCGTCGGGTGACGGTGGCGCGAAAATCGCGGCGGAACTCTTCCAGAGACGTGCCCTGCGAGATGGCCTTATCAACAGAGGCCGCCAGATCCGCCAAGAGGTCGGCCTTCTGTGCCCCTGCCACCATGAAAGCCCGGTCGTGCTGGGCGAGGGTGATGTCATCCCACCGCGCCGTCGGCACGAGATCGCCCAGGCGCAGGCGAAAGGCGGCGATCTGCTCGCGGAAGGGACGGCGAAACGTCGCGCCGAGATCAGCCACTATCTTCCTCCAACGCGGCGCGGCCTCCGGCATGCGCCGCCGTGAGGGCCGACGCGATCACGTCGCGGAGTGCTGCATCGTCCAGGTCCGGAAACCCGGCCAGCAGCCGCTCGCGGAACTCCGCAAGGCTGGTCGACGTCTCCAGCATCGCCTCGATTTGTTCGAGCATCGCCAGCATCGGCACCGACGCCTCGTTCGCCAACCGGTCTGCCAGATCGCCCACAGGGCCGTCGAGCGCGCCGTCATGTTCGGCGAAACCGGCCTCGGGCGTGTCCTCGTCTGGCGGTGTGTTCTCCGGGGGCGTGGCGCGCTCATAGCCGTCGCCGTAGATTTCCTTGACGCGGTCTTCGGTCATCTGCCAGCCGATCCGATGCAGCTTTTCATCGCGGTCGACGGCGGCGGTTGTATCCTCCGGGTCCTCCATCTTGCGCCACACCCTTGGCGGCGCGACACCGGGGAAGTTGAAACCGCAAAGCCGCGCCACCGGCCCTTCGTTGAAGGATTGGCACACGAGATCCGCGTCGGATTTCTTGACGGCGTCGCCCACGTCGTCATGCACCTCGGCTTGCGACCGACTGGAGCCATTGTCGGTGGTCATGGTCTGGGACAGCACGATCTTCGAGATGGCGGCATCCATCGTGTCGTGCAGTTTCTGGTAATCCAGCGAACTTGCCCCCGAGGGCGCTGACAAAAGCTCAATATCCATGCCCTCGGGAATGATGATCCCGGCCTCTGAGCGTATGGCCATGACGGCCTCTAGCAGTTTCTTTTGCTCGGCCTCAGTGGCTTGCGACGGGTATTTGCCGCGTGCGGTCGGCATGCCGAATTTGTCGAGGGCGATCAGCCAGAGCTTCAGCCCGTTGCGTTTGAACCAGACCGGCCAGTAGAGCCAATGCGCGAGGCCTAAGCCGTAAGGTTCGTCGTCGTGATCCGCGCCGGTCGAGAAGACCCAGAACTTCTCGGGTGGCATTTCCTCGCCTGTGAGCATGTTGGACATGGTCAGCAGGCGCAGGCCGCACTCCTCATCAAAGCGAAACCGCACCCGGTCGCGCACGCGGATTTCCTCCCAGCCCCAAAGCTGCCCGTCGCGGCGAAACATCTGTTCGGCGACGGAATAGCCATAGAAGAGGCCCCAGAGCATCTTCTCGGTCAGGCGGTCGAATTTCATGGCCGAAAGCTCGTCGCGCAGCCAGTCGGCCGCGCGTTTGCCCGCCGCCGTTTCCTCGCCCGGCACCACTTCCCATTCCCGGCTGGTCACGGCCGAGATGCGCTGCGTCATCACTGATTTGACCTGCGGGTCGGTCAGGATCGGCTTGTAGATGTCGAAACTGCCGCCGCCGCGCGTGCGCAGGATCGGGTCCGTCGGCTCCAGCAGCGGGCCGATCCATGGTCGGGTGATGTCGCGCCCGTGCTGGATGCCCGACAGCTCCATCGGGTTGCGCAGCCGAACCGAGCGCAGCCGCATTGTGCCGGTTTTTCTAGCCATCCGAGAACCCTCCAAAATCCAAGCCCCCGCCGCCTCTGGCAAAGCCCATGCGCCGTCCGCCCATCGGGCTGATAAAGTCTTCGGCCGTCAGGGCGGTGCGCCGTCCGGTCGATTGAAACTCCATCGGCACCACGTCCTGATTGCTCGCATACCAGGCGAGCGCGCCTGCGATGGCGCTGTCGCCGTGCCGGTCGAGCCCGTCCGATCCTTTGAAGCGGAAATTCTCAGGCACGCGGATGATGCCGTTGGTGTATTGCAGCGCCTGATGGTCGCGCAGCACGTCCTCATGCGCGGGCAGAACGATGGTGCGATCCGAGAAGGCCTCGATATAAGGCGGCATCTCGAGCTCGTACCATTGCCGCGTGAAGGCCACCTCGACGATCCGCGCGCCGTAGCGTTGGGCCGCGACCTCGGCGAGATAGGCCCCGTTGCCGGTGCGGTCCATCGCGCCTTTTTGGAAATTGGGCAGCCGGTCGAGCAACCAGAAGAGCACGTCGCGCTGCTGATCGAAGGGGATGTTGCGCAGCTCGACGATGAGCTTGGTGCGCCGGGTGAGATCGACGCCCTGCTCGAGAATGATGATGTCGGTCGCGTCACCCGAGCGCGCAAAGTCCTCGCCCATGAAATGCGGCCGGGTTCGATCGAGGGTTTCAAGCACGGGTTCAAGGTGGGTTTTGCACCAGGTAACGGCGGCGGCCTTGCGCACCGCCTCGTCGGCATTCTTGAAACTGTCGGGCTGCGTCCAGCGATGGAACGGGATGCCCTGCGCCATGCAGGCCTCGATCTGGACGCGCGTCAGTGCCGCGCCCTGCATCTCGGCGGGTTCGGCATCGAGTTCCTGACGCATGGCGGCTTCGCGCGCCCCGTAGGAGCGCCGGATCGTGCCCTCCCACTCCGCCTCGGCCTCCGCGCCCCACGCCTTGCCCTGCATCATGCAGACGCGTTTATAGAGCCCGTTGGCGACCGCATCGCCGAAGGTGTAGCGGTGGACCTTAAAGCCGTTCTTGCCCGAGCGCGCCTCGCGGATCAATTCGTTGAAGGCGTTGAGATAGCCGTTGTGGGTCGAGATGATCCGGACCTTGCCGCCCCAGATCAGCATGGCGTTCACCGCATCGATCACCTCGCGCACGTCCTTGTGGAAGGCCGCCTCGTCGATCACCACGGTACCCTGAAGGCCTCGGATATTGGCCGGGTTGGAACTCAGCGCCTCTACGCGGAACCCGGAGGCAAAGCGCACCCGGTAGGCGTTGATGAACTTAGTGGTGCCATCGGGCTGTTGATCCTCAAAAAGAAACTCCTCGATGGGGTGTGCTGCTCCGGCAATCACCCGCGCGAAATGCGCGACATAGCCGATGGCCTCGCGACCCTTGTCCTTGGTGTCGCCGATGTAAAAACAGTTCTGCCCGCCCGCACCACGCGCGGCGGCGGCAATGAGCGCGCAGCCCAGCATCTCGGCAAAGGTGATGCCGGTGCGTCGGCCCTTTTCGCAGACCTTGAGGTCGCTCTCATCCGCAAGCCAGCTGCGTTGATGGGCCATCAGAATGCCGTCGGCCAGCGGATCGAGGCTCTCGGGGATCTCCGAGCCGCGCGGCAGTTCTTCGGGCAGGGCGTCGGGGTCGCGGGTGAGGACCGGCTCTGTCACGCGCGCACCCCCAGAAACTCGCGACGCAGCTTGCCGATGACGTCGCTCGATAGTCCCAGCTCATCGCGGGCACTGTCCAATGCTTCGACGGCATTGGCGCGTTCCTCGGCCGCGATGCGGGCGCGTTCCTTGACCATCAGCTGCTCGCGGATGCCAGCGCTCGACATGATGTCCTTCATCATCTTGCCCAGAAAGTGCAGCTCGCGTGGGTCGATATCCTCGCCCTCCTTGCTCATCTGCGATTTCAGGACCTTGAAGGCCACGCTGGTCATCATCTGGAAGAGGACGCGGTGACGGTCGGCTTCCTCGGAGAGGTCATTGTCGGCCAGCCATTGTTGCGCCCAGGCTCCGGCCTCGTCCTGCAGCTTGACGAATTGCTCGTATTCCTGCCCATAGGCATGCAGCGCGCTCTTGCCGATGCGCAGCTCGAGCCCGTCTTCGGCGAGGCGAAAGTTCAACTCCTCGGCAAGTTCCTCATAGCCGTGAAACCCTTTCGCCTTCCACCAGTCGTGCAGCCACTGGCGAAGCTCGGCGGGGAGCAGCTCGACCTTGCGGGGTGGGGGCATGTCAGAGCCTCCGTGCGCTTGGGCGCTGGATCTCCGGATGCACCGCCTCGCCGCGCGCGACCTCGATGCCGCGCCGTGTGGCCTCGGCAATGACAAAGTCGCCATGATCGGCGACGGTGACCATGCCCACCTCCTGCAGCCATGCCAGTTCGGTGGTCACCTGGTCAAAGGTTGAACCCACGCCCACGCCATTGAGGACGTCGCGCAGGATCGAGGCATTGGCGGTGTAGCCCGAGACCTGTTCGAGATGCCGCAGGATTGCGAGGCGGCGGTGTTTGCGCAAGGTTGCCTGATAATCGCTCACGTCTTGCCTCCGTTTAGCAGGTGTTGTTCGTGCCGTGACACGATGGCCTCTAGCCGCGCGGTGATCATGGCGTTGCCCTCCATGACAGCCGCCATCTTCTCCATTGATCCGGTCTGTCTGACGAGTTCGAGCTGCAGCGAGTGCATGTCATCCTTGCCCGGCATGTTCTGGACCGACTGCTCAAGCCGCGAGATCCGCGCCTCGTGCCGGTCCATACGCTCGTGTCCCGCCTCCAGCCTTTGATCGAGGTCTTTGCGACGGGTGGCGATGAAGGTGTAGATGGCCACAATCACTGGTAAGATGACACCCGAGGCCTTCCAGAAGAGATCCCAGTCCATCATGCCGCGCGCTTCCAGTCATCAATCGCCAGATTGTCGCTTGTAGCGACAGCAGCCAGCGCTACCTCGGCGTCCGGTCCCGTATCGGCCGCGCCCGGGCTATCCGCCCGCAGCGCCCGCAACTGGGCGATGTTGCTTGCCACTTTGGGGGCCTGTGCGATGATCCGGACGGCCTCTTTCTGCATCGAGACGCCCCGAAACTTGTGCAGCTCGCGCGCGCCGAAGTAGAACGCGACAATGGCACCCATCAGCGCCCAGAGCGGTTCCGGGACCAGGGCGAGGCCCTGCATGCGCTCGGCAAACCAGATCGGGTCCGACATGGCCGACCAGAAGAGAAAGATGCAGCCAAAAGCCATGGCCGGGCGCGGCAGGCGGTTGAGCCCGTCGATCAGCGCTGACCACCAGTTGTTGCCATGGCCGAACTCCGCAGCCATCTGCGAAAGGGCAGCTTGCTGAAAGGACGCCTCGCGCGCATCCGCCGCCTCGGCATTGGGTCGAAAGACCTCCGCCGTCTCGGCAATGACATTGCGCCCGCCACCAAAGAGCGCGCCCAGTAATCGGATCAGCCCCATGATACCACCCTTTGTTTGAAATCTGCGTCGGACATGCGGTAGCGCGCTGCCATGAATTCCTCGGCGCGCCTGATCCAGCCGCCTTTGCCGCCTGCGCGGGCGCGCGCGAACTTGCGGCTTGCGGGCCGCGCATCGGCGAGGCGGAAATAGTAGTTGCGCCGGGCAATCGCGTAGGCGTCGGCGATATGGGCGGGGGCCGCGTCATGGGCGGCCTGCACCGCGCGCAGGGTCGCCGGTCCGATTGCGCCGTCGGCAGTGGCGGGAAAGCCCATCTCTGTCACAAGGAGCTGCAGGATTTTCACGGAATTGGACCCGGCGTTGACCTGCATGTCGAACACGCTCGCCTGCAGCGCCTCGGGCAGTTCCGCGATGCGTGGCCGCACGAAATAATGCTCGATGAAAATATCGACGGCGCGGGCGCGGGTCATAAGGCGAACATCGGCCACGTCCACGTCGCCATCCCGGTCGAGATCAAGACCGAGGCTGCGCATGGTGTGGATCGTGACGCCAAAATTGGTGGCCCCACCGGGATCGGCCGGGTCATTCACAAAGCCGCCCTCGCGGGCAACAATCTCTTCGGCAATGGTTCGGACTGTTTGCATGGGTGCCCCCCTTTCCCGTCAGGATAAAGGGGGCCGCAAAGCTTATTCAGATGAAGCCTTTCGCATGACCTTGAGGAGGGGTGGTTCTTCCTCCTCTGCCAGCTCCGCCTTGACCTGCAAGACGCGGCGGGCGGTGACGCCGAAACGGTTGGCCAGTTCATTAACCGGCGTATCCGGGGCCTCGCGCAGGGCTTGTTTGAGCCCCTCCCGGGCCTGAGCGCGGCCCGAGGGCACGTCCAGATATTCGCCAGCGTAGCGGGCGGAAATCCATCTGGCAATATCCCGACCCGCCAGCGTCACTAGGAGGCTGTCGGCAAGGCGGGTGCCAGGCACATAAAGCCGCATACCGCCTACGCGCGACAGGAACCGCTCGACCGGGGTGTCGCCCAGATCGGCGCGCATCTCGTCAATCCAAGAGGGTTCACGCTCCATGGGGGGCCTTCCTGCGCCGCCGCCCCGGGGGCTGGGTGTGCCGCCGGGTGATGGTCACGACGCAGCCGCCCTCGATCCTGTAGACGAACCCGCCGCTGATCACGCCGCAGGCTCCGGCCTCGAGACCTTGATCCACCACGCGCCCGATCTCGCGGCGCACCGCGTCGATATCCATGCCCTTGACCCGCTCGAGATAGCGGATCACGGCATGGTCAGAGGCGGGGTGGCGGGGCTTTTTCACCGGCGGTGATCCTCCCAGTCAAAGTCGATCTGGGCGCGCTCACCCCAAGACTTGAGCGCTTGGATCACGTCGTCGATCAGCTTCCACTCGCGCAGCATGTCGACGTCGGCCGGGACCGATCCCCAGACGCCTCCGAACCGAGCGCGGATGAACTTGTTGAGCCCGGCGCGGGAGGGGTCGCGCAACGCGCCCGACTGGCCGAGCTTGCGCCAGAGTACATGGATCATGCGCAGATCGGCGCGCGGTGCGGGCTTGTGGCGCGGGTTGTGGGGCTTGTCCTCGAACCCGGCCTGCTTCAGCCGGTTAACGATCAACCGCAGCTCGCCGTCGTTCATGTCGCGCAAGCTGACCTTGCCGGTGACGCTGACCTGCAAATCGCGGCGCGCGTCCTCGTCGAGCCCCAACTGGCGGCAAGCCGCGAAGATCAGTTGTTGCAGCGCGCGGTTCATTCCCTCAGACCTTCGCCAGATCGATGGTGATCGGCTCCCATGACGCATCATGTGCCGCCCTGTGCCAGCAGCGCACGTAGGTCTTTGAGCCGACGGTGCGCATCGCGTCGCGGATTGCGTCCTGCCCACGTTTCCAGCGTGCATCGGTGCTGTCACGGCGCAGGAGCATGAAGATCAGAGCGCGGTTGATCTGGCCCTGCTTGTCAGTGTTGAAGGCATCGGTCACAAGGCCACGCAACTCGGCGCGCGCCTCTGCGGACCACTCGTTCAGACACTCGTCGAAGAGCTGCTTTGCCGTCTGCAATTCGGGGCCAAAATCAATCCGGTCGGACACGCGCACCTCGACCTTGTAGAGCTGGTCGATGCTCATCAGCGTCTTGTTGCCCTTCTTGCCGCCAATCCTTGCGTCGTATTCTTGAGCAAGGATCGCCTCGAAGGCGCTGATGTCGTCGAAAGTGTGTGCCTTAAAGCGCTTGACCTGTTCGGACAGCGGCAGGCCGTAGCTGACGATCTTGCGCACGGTTTCATCCTCGAGCAGATGCTGCGGCTTGACCGTTTCCAGAGGCTGCCAGCCGCCCCGGCCGTCGCCCATATAGATATTGCCGTCGATCTCGCGGCGTCCGTCCGGGATGTGATGAGGGGTGAATTCAGACATTTTACTCTCCTGTTGAAGGGGGTGTTGAAAGCAGGCGCGGACCCACGCCATGCAGTGCGCAGACGGCGGCCATGGCGGCGATCTCGTCCATCGAGCAGAGTGTGCTGCCGCGCGGACCAAGGAGGTCCACCTTGGCCACGCCCGAGGCCGCGAGGCGCAGCATCTCATCGGGGCTCCAGCGGTTGAGTTCGGGGGCGTTCATGCGTCGGTCTCCTTGTCGTCAAGAATGGCGTCGATCAGATTGTCGCGGATCACGACCTCGAGAATGCGGACGGCGAGCGCCTTGGTCTGCACGCCCCGCGCGAGGGCATGCGGCTCGAGCGCGCCACGGACTTCGGCGTTGAGCCGGGTCAGCTGCGCGCCTTGACGCCCGCAGGGTTTGCCCAGCCGGACCGGCGGGAACGGGGCCCCGTGGCGGCGCAGGTAATGCAGCACGCTGTGGACGCGGGACGTCGTGACACTGAGGCGGCGCGCGATCTCGCGGGCGGGCACCGCCTCTGCGGCGAGCGCCGACACGGGCGTATCGAGGCTGTCATCACGCCGCGTCATCGTCGGCCCCCTTATGGACCGGGCAACGGTTGCAGGCGCGGTACATCGTGACGGTAAGCGAATTCACATTCTCGAACTGCGCCGCCTTGGATCGCCACTTGCGACAGACCTGTTTGCCGATCTCGCCCAAGGCGGGGCAGTCGACCACCGCGCGCATGAAATGGCCGCGCACGACGTCCTCGACGATGCTGGTGTCAGCCGGATAGCGGTTGCGCAGGATGTTCGACACAAGGGTCGCGCTGCGCTCCATCTTGACCGCGACCTTGTTCTGGCTGGTCTCGTCGCAGGCGCGCGCCAAGGCGGCCACCCAATCGGGCAAATCCTCGCCCCAGAATTCCCGGGCCGTGTCGAGCGCGCTCATGCTGCACCACCTTTCGCGGGGGCAAATTCGCCGGTGTTGGGATCGAGAATGCCAGCCAGACGCACGGGTTTGGGCGCGCGCGGGCCGGTATCCTCGACCAAGCGATAGAGCGCTTCGCGGCGACCGGGAATGGCCATTTCGACCACGCGCAGATGTTCGGAGGCGAGAAGCTGGCGGCAATAGGCGCGCGCCTTCTCGACGGTGACGGCGACGCCGCCCGCGTTGGCATGGGCTGCGATATCGACGGGGCTGAAACTATGCCGCAGCGTGCGCATGGCGCGCCACATATTGCCCTCGGGTGTTGCCTCGCCAGAGACCGGCTGCGGGCCGGGCAGGGGGCGGTCTGTGGGGGCATACCAGCGTTTGCCATTGCGGGTGACGCGGCTCACGCGGATCTTGCCCGCGTCCCGCCAGTGGCGCAGGTAGCGCACGGCAGTCTCGCGGCTGCAGCCGAGCCGGGACACGGCCTGCCAGTCAAACTCCTCAAGCTCGCGGACCTGCGTCCAAAGGCGATCAAAGAGGTCACTCATGCCCGGCCCGCCTTCTTCTCAGCCGCGAGCGGCACGATCTTTTCGGGGGCGAGTGGGGCGGCGAGGCGGAAATCATCGACACGGCGCACCGCAGGAGGTTGCCCGGTCTCGAAGGCCCGGTTGCCCCAAAGCTCGAGGTCGGCCAGACGCCGCCCCCGGCCCATGGCCAGTTCCTTGGCACGTGCCAGATTGATCGCCACCCGGCGGATCGAGCCGCCCGAGGCGTCGACGATGGCTCCGAGCAGGTCAGCGCCGACGTCGATACCAGCCGCGTAGATTGGCGCGAGCTTTTCTGCGTCCGGCAGGTTGCAGGCGAGGGCGGGTTCCCATGCGAGTTGGCGGTTGTGGATGTTCTCCCAGCGGGTCAGATCCTGCGGCAGCTTTTCTTCGCCGACCAGAATGACCGGGGCCTGACAGCTCTCGTAAATGTCGCGGGCCAGCTCGATCATCCGCTTGCGCAGGAGATATTGCGCGTCGTCGATGATGAGCGGGCGGTCATTGCGTGCAAGCTGTGCGCCGATTGCATCGACCATGGCGGCCACGCCGCGTTGCGATGGCAGGCCGATCTCGCGCAGGATCGCTTGCGCCAGATAGGTTGGTGTCCAGCAGTCTTTGACCTGGACAACATGGGCCTGATATTCATTGGCCGCGACTGTCACGGCGGTCGTCTTGCCCCAGCCGGATGGGCCATAGAACGTGGCCATGCCGGGCAGGCCAAAGGCGCGGGACTGGACGCGCTCAACGAGGCCGATCAGCGCTGCGACGTTTCGCAGGGGCGCAATGGAAGGGGTCATGCTGCTCTCCTTTTCTTGTTACTCTTGGGCACCGAAGCGGCGCTCCATGCGCAGCTGGGCGCGGTAGTCGGAACTCTGTTGGTAGTCGGCCAGCCAATCGGCCTGTGCCTGCGTGAGTGTCTCGCCTTCCGCCTGCGCGCTCTCAAGAGCGCGGGCACGCAGAAACAGGGCCTTGGGATCGTCTTCATCGACCTCAACGGGGCGTGCGCGATGCTCAGCTAGGCGCGTCACGCGGGCCTCAAGCGCTGCTTCGCGCTCTATCTCCTCGACGCTCTGCGCGCGCCGCCGTTTTGGGGCGGCCTTATGCGGTGTCACCAGCTGATGCACCTGCGCCTCGGGCAGGGGTTCGTCTGCCGCCAGCCCCGAGGCTGCGCGCACACGTGCGGCCACCTCTGCCGCCGTCAACTCGCGCGCGGCCTTGGCCTCGTCGCGCTGCGCACGCATCCACGTCTTGCGCTTTCGGTTGTGATCGCGTGCGGCCCCAACGTCGCGGAACTTGGCGTCCTTGAGACACTTGGCATGGCCGAGGTACCGGCCCGCCAGATCATAAACCTCGAGCCCGGCTGTCAAATCATCCGCGTCGAACCGCGCTACCACCTTTTCCCCTGCGATCCGGTACATCCACTCGGACCAGTATTCCGTGTCGTAGAGTTTCAGCGCGCCGTTGCTGGTCTTGGCCCGCACTCCCTCGGCCCGCAGGAGCCAGAGGCGCAGCTGCTCGTCGGTCGCGCGCTTGATCGTGGCGCGCGCATAGCCCTCGTTGAAGACCTCATTGAACGACCGTCCCATGGCAACTTCACTGCGCCGCCCGGGGCGGGCGTTGTGATGCGCAAGCTCTTCCTCCAACACGAGGCGGAACTCGTCGAGCGGGATGGCGCGGGAGCCGTAATCTTCAGGCTTTGCCGTTGGCTTGTTGCCCGTATAGGCCCCGTCAAAGGCGGGGTGTTTGGCCACCCGGTCGCAGAGGTCGCGAAAGGCGCGCTCGATAGGTTTGGATTGCCCGGAATAGGGCGTGGCCCAGTGGACATGCACGCCCAAGAGCGGGAGCAGCCCGGGAATATCCTCGTCCGTGACCTTGAACCGAAACCGGGTTGGCGTGCCGCCCGTCATCGCCTTGGCGGCAAATTCCCGGCCATTGTCGATCAGAACTGATTGCGGGATGCCATAGGTCCGGATCAGGTCACCGGTCACAAGCTGCACGGTGTGGCTGTTGGCCGTGTCCGACAGACGCCATGCCAAGAGCTTGCCGGAATAGACGTCCGACCAGACCATCATCTGCGGCCGCACAGGCGTGTCGATGCCGGGCCAGCGCACGAACACGTCGAACTTGTGGTAATCGCCCTGCACGCATTCGAGCGGGACCATGAAGGCCTTGCTGCGCACCTGCGCGGGATAGAGGCGGCGGAGTGCCTCCTCGCCCTTGCGCAGGTAGGTTTCTGTCGGTGCCGAGACGTTGGCCTTGATCCAGCGCCGCACCTGGTGAAGGGGAGGCACGGTGCTGTTGCGCCGCTCGGAGGTCCAGACGCGCACGGCGCGGTCATAGCAACTGGTGAGCGAGGGTTGCGACAGGCGCAGCCAATCGCTGCGCACCAGCGCCAGAAAGGCCGGGTCGATATCGCCCCGTTGGGCGGGAGCACGCCGCACTGCGCGCCCGTCGATCAGGTAAGCCAGCCGGTCGGCGGGGGCCGCTCCCTCGACCTGCCCGAGGTAATTCCAGAGAGATTTCTCGGACCGTCCCAGCTTGTGCGCGACCTCGCGCACGGCCGCGGAGCGGGTCAACCCGGCCCCTTCCAACAATTCGACCTCGGCAACGGCCTCTAGCCGCGCCTCGGCCTCAGTGCGGGCCTTGTCGCCCGCCGCTGCATAGCGTTCCCACGCCTCGTCTTTGCCGGATTTCTCCTCCGGGGCTTTGACCAGATCGGCGCTAAGTCGCATGCGGGCGCGCAACGGCAGCACGCTCCAGTGATATTCAACGCCGCCACCGGCCCCCTTGCGCCGCCGGACCTTACCCGCGTGCCGCGCCCAGCCCTCGCGTTGCGCCAACAGATTGACCTTGCGCTTGGTGCCGGGCAGGTCGGGCAACCCAGCCTCGGCCAGCTCAGCCGCACTCCACCACTCCTGCGCAGGGGCCGGGCCAGTCATGCCGCATCCCCTTGGTCAAGCTCGCCGAACAACGCCGCAACCTCTGCGCCGCGTTCCTCGAGGAATGCCCGGCGCTCGCGCTTGCCCGCGCGGTCCCAAGCGTCGAGTAGGCGCGACAGCTTCTGGTCTTTATCGCTCGCCGGGGCTGGAGCCTCGCCGCGTGCTGCAAGGTAAGCCTTTCGTGCTGCCCCCGCATTCTTGACCAGCCCCTCAGAGAGCGCTTCCACAACATAGTTGCGCTCCTCTGTGCCGACGATCTTTCTGAGCGCCAGCAAGTCATTCAGACGGAGGGCCGGCGAGTGTTTAAGGGCTTCGTATTCTTCGCGTGAAAGAGACGCTCCGGCTGCCATTATATTATAGACTTGGCGGGTTTTGATGCCCCGAGCTGTGGCGATGGTTTGTGCAAGTGCACTGAAATGCAGTTGCATCCAACGTCCTGCAGCCCCAGCTGATCCTTGCCGCATTTCGGGATGGATTTTCTGGATCATCTCCCGGCGCGTGGCCAAAAAGTAGGCGTCATCAAGGACGGTCATGGGTTGACCCATGAGGTTGCCGTCGATCTCCATAAGTCGCGCTTCTGCGTCGTTACAGCGAACCAAATCGACAGGAATTGAAGTCTTGCCCAGCTCCCTCATCGCGGCAAGCCTGTGGGCGCCGTCTATGAGATAATCTCCATCTTTCTTGCGGCGAACCCGGATGCTGCCGCTGAACCCGGTTTCCCTTATAGCTTCAACGAGATTGGCAATGCCGTCTGGAGATGTGTCACGTAACCGATCCTCGACCTTGATCGCGTCTATCGGCAATTCGGTGATTGTGGACAGGTGTTCAATCATTAGCCCACCATCTGGGCGTCGAGCCCGGCGCAATTGGTGCGGCAGTTGCCGCACATGCGGTGTCCCAATCCCGTTGACCAGAACTCGGTGCCGCAAGTCAGGCAGGGGCGGTTACGGGCGTGCTTGGATTTGGCTGTCTCGTTCTCCATCCGGTCTTGGGCGCGCAGGGCGATATCGCGGTTGCTGAACGCGCCAGATAAGCGCTCCTTACCGTCGAAAACGGCGTATCCATGGCCCCATCTTTGCACATGCAGGCTCATCCCGCTCACCCTCCGAAACTCGCGACGGCAAAGAGCAGGACGAACAGCGCCATAACCCCCACTACATCGCCAATGACAGAAAAAACGCCCCGGCCGGAGCAAGCAGATTGGGCACAGCCGGGGCGCAGTGACCGCGCAGCGCACAGGCCAGCACGCGCGCGGAGACGAAATTTATGGGCAAGGCGGCGGATCATCGGGCACGCTCCAGAACGAACGCTTCCTTGCGGATCGACAACTCATGATCCTCGGCCAAGCGACTGAGGCGCATCAGCGGCAGCGCACAGCACGGCTCGTCGATGTCGCGCACCAACTGCAAAGCCAGCGCCACGCGCTGCGCCTGCGGGATGGCCGCGATCTCAGCCTGCAACTGCCCGGCATCGGGAATGAGATCGGATAACCGCATCACATTAAATCCTCTGTTGAAGGGGGTGTTTCAGGGGCGGCACCTTGGCGCAGAACCGCGACAGACAGGCCCGCAGCGACTACGGCCCAGAAGACGAGGGCGAGCAGCAGGGCTATCGCAAAGCCGCTTCCGGGGGGAAGGTTGCCTTCGGGGTCGGGGCGCGGGCTCATGCGGCATCCTCCTGTTTGGCGGATGGACGGGGGATGTCGCGGGGCCATTCGAGGTCCCGGTCCCAATTCTCGTCGAACCAAGCGAGCAAGCGCTCGGCTGTCGCAGTGCGGCAATCCCAGCCGCACTCGATCATTTTCTTGAAGAAATCGCCCTTACCCAAGGCGCGCATGGAGATCGCATAGTGCGTGACCCCGCGATGCGCGGCGAGCGTGGTGGCGAGTGTTATAAGGGCGTCTCTCTGTTTCATGAGGAGAGTATAGCCACTACTAGCCCGGCAATACAAGCCTGTAGTAGCTTTATGTTTACGAATTGGCCATTACTGGCTATCGTGACCAGATGGATGTGATTCTTAACCAGATCGATGAGGCCCTGAAAAAGAAGGGCTATTCAGACGCGAAAGCCTCGCGGCTCGCGGTCGGTCATCCGTCTTTGATTAAGAACTTTCGAATGAAGCGCGACGGCGACAAACGATACAATTGGGCTTCACTGGAGCGGCTAGCCGAAGTACTTGATCTAGAGCTATATTTTGGTCCGCCGCGCGAAGTGGGGGCTGTATACACTACCCAGATCGACCACGAAGATTTCGCCGCAATCCCGCGCGTTGACGCGCGGCTGGCGGCGGGGGCAGGGGCCTTGAACGGCGATGTCAGCCTGCAAGGCGCACTGGCCTTTCGCCAGAACTGGTTGCGCGAGCGGGGTATTTCACCTGCGCAGGCGTGTCTGCTCACCGTTGCGGGTGACAGCATGGCCCCGACCCTGAACGACGGCGACCTTGTCATGATCGACGAGCGCCGCACCACGATCCGCAACCGCCACGTCTACGCCTTCGTCGACACCGATGGCAGCGCCCGCGTCAAGCGCCTCGACCTGGTCGACAACGAGATGATGGTGCTGACCTCCGACAACCCGATCCACCCGACCGAAACCCGCCGTGGCCCCGACATGAACCGCATGCGCGTCCTGGGCGAGATCGTGTGGTCAGCGCATGCGTGGTGAGGGCTTCGTTAAGATGAATATTACCGATGCTTCGACAACAGGGGCGGGAAAGCCGACTTTCGCTGCGCCCGGGACCTCGACAGCACCCGGGGCGGAAACCGGACCTTGCCGATATTCCACCGACGGCTACAATGACCCAAAGTAAAGGGTTAAACATGGCCATTCCACTCACTCCTCCAAACAACAAACGCAATTACATAGACGCAGGGTTTCATGGTATCTTGGCGGTTCTGGAAGCACTAAGCCCCGCCGGTCCAAACATTCCGAATGTTCTCTCAAATCTGAAATCCGGGTTCAGCGCACTTTCGGGCACGGCACAGGACGAGCCGGGGCAACGGGCTTGGATCTGGGCTTTTAAGACGATCAGTTACGCGGTTAGTGATGTGCTAAAGGCTGAGCGCATCAAAGCTCCACTGTCAGGGAAGAAAGATGAAGCGGTCAGTGAATTTCTCGAGACTGCGGCGCAGTTCGATGGACAAGAGCTTGATGCCCTTACGCTGACAAACCCAGGTCTTTCGCCTCTGTTCAATAAAGCGCATCAAGCTCTCGGAGCCATGCTCCTGAAGGCGACAACCAGTATGGATCTCGAAATCGATACGCTTGAGGAACGTTTCAGACGTGCCTTGCGAACTGGTTCAAATCGAACACTCTGCGAGGATCCCAGCTATTTTCGGGTTCTCGAAGATGGGCTTACAGGACTTGGGGGCGAAAGTGCTCGACGCGACGGACATTGGGCACGCCATGCATATTGGGTTTCCCATCAATATACGGATGCACCGATATTCTCTCCAGATGAGGCCGAAGTCATTCCGCTTGAAGCTGTCTACCTGCCGCCTCGGTGCTTTTGGCACCAAATTGAAAAATTCCAAAAAGAGGATGGTTCTGAAACAGAGCGTAAGACCGCACATGTAGCTGAGCTACATAAGGCGACGCATACTTGGATGGCTGGAAATGCTCAACAAGATCCTGTCCGTGTAGTTACCGGGGGGCCGGGAAGTGGGAAGTCCTCTTTCGCGCGCGCCTTCGCACATGAGGTGATTGAACAGGGCGTTCATCGCGTACTATTCATACAGCTTCAGCACATGGTTCTGTCTGGCTCACTACATGATGATATAGCGCGCTATGTCGACCGCCGCGATACCTCGACAGGCAAACACGGCAGCCCGGGCTTGCCCGGAAGTCCCCTGGATTGGCGCAAAACAGATGAGTTACCTATTCTAATCATCTTCGATGGACTGGACGAGCTATCAACTAAAGAAGAAGACGGGGAGCGCTACGCCAGAGAACTTCTGCTTGCCCTTAAACTAATGCTTTCACCTCTAAACACAGATGGCACCCCTATTCGGGCACTTGTGCTGGGTCGTAATCTGGCTTGTGAAGGCGCAATGAAGGCTTCCAATATTCCGGTGCAGCACATGCTCAACGTTGCGCCGATCGCAAAGATGACTAACGAAACATGTATGATGCCCTCACAGGCTGATGATGAAATCGAAGACCCTGATGGCCTGATGAGTAATGATCAGCGGGCAACCTATTGGCGGAAATGGGCGACTCTCAAGGATCTTGATCCAGAGAAAATACCAGCTGCAGTTACCGCTGACAGCATGAGAGAGCTTAATGTTGAGCCCCTTCTATTGCACCTTTTGGTGATCTCAAAATACAGTAGTGACGATTGGGAAATAGCGGCTGATAATAAGAACGTTGTTTATGAGGATATCCTCCAGAAAATATTCGAACGAAACAAAGAGAAAGATCACTTCGTCGCCGCGGGTGTAAATGAGGAGCTATTCTTTGAGCTGATGGAATGTCTTGGCATTGCTGCTTGGCGTGGAAACGGGCGCACAGGAGATGAAGACGACTTTCGCCAAATTCGTAAATTGCACCTTGGGCGTGAAAAGAAATTTAAGGACTTTCCTGCGGCAAACCTTAAATCAGTGGCTCTCAACATTCATACCCGTGCTGGGCAAGGCGACGCGGACAGCGGATTCGAATTTATTCATAAGAGCTTTGGCGAATATCTTGCTGCTCGTGGTCTGTTATCGCACGCCCTGAAGGTTGCAAAAGAATTGGAAGACGCGGAAGCTGAAGACGTTGAGCAGAGATGGAGTCAGATTATTGGATCTGGTGAACTGACAACTGAGATCATAGATTTTCTTTATGATGAGGCGCGTGAGAAGTTAACGTCCGAGACTGCGCTCGGCCCTAAAAATGCTTTGACTGAATTGCTGGGGTGGACACTCAGTAATGGTTTTTCTGTTCATAAAATGGCCCCCGAAGCACAATGGACCGATCTGGTTTTCCGACATCGTTGTGCGATTACTGCGCTCATGGCATGCACTTCCTCGTTGGCTACGGCTATCCCGATAGGAGATTGGAGTACCATAGAGTTTAATACACCTTGGACCGTGAATATCGATTGGCCAAATACCGATAGGCTTAGCACGAAATCACTTCTCAACGAAATGGGTCTCACCGACGAAAAAATAGTCGTAAAGGTCCTCCGCAGGATCAATCTTGCGGAGCAACGCCTTTGGAACCAAAGTTTGAGCCGAGCAAACTTAGAAGGTGCCGATCTTAGGTCAACGACGATCATATGGTCCACATTAATAGGGTCCAACCTAAAAGGGGCCAGCCTCGAATATACGGATGGAGTAAAAGCAAGTTTAATTGGTACACATTTGAAGGAATGCGACCTATCAAAGTCGACCTTTGATAACGCGATGTTTGAGGGTGTCAGTATGCGCGGGTGCGATCTAAGAAACGCAAGTTTCCGCGATATTGATGCTTCAAGCACCAGAAGTCATTTTGCACTTAACATATACGACAATGAGCGCGTGAAGGGCTCCATTGATCTAGAAGGTGCTCATCTTGAAAATACAGACTTTTCGGGCGCAGATCTTTCTGGGGTAGTTAACCTATCACTTTCTGCGTTAAATTCTGCAGTCGGCACCATTGGAACAAAGCTTCCAGATTACATAAATCGAGAAAAAGTTGTATGGTTGATGGAAGGAAACGCCCAAGAAAAGCGGGCGCCTAACGCTTATCAACACGCTGCGAGGAACCGAGGCCGTAGACGGCCTAGACATGTCAGCATCCCTTCGATGTAAGTATTCCGAGGCTCGCTTAAGAAAGGGAAAATGACGAAAATTTACTACATCGTATTGGCGCGTAGCGCCAATATAGCTGCCTTTTAACCTGCTGGAAATGGGTATGCTGCGGGGTTGTATACACCGCTCCTGCAAGAAATCCGAACAGGGAAAAAAGTACTTCGTGCAACTTGAACGTCCTCTATAACTTTCAACCCTACATTCATGTTTGAACCTGAATTTTTTAATCATGCGCTCTTGGACTAAGATGCTCGCGCGGGACTGGCGCTTGATGCGGTCGTTCGACCTTCTGATTTGACGTTGTTTTCGTGTTTCGGGGTTCGTGCTGCAACGAAAGTCCGCAATGACGGGCCGCAGTTAGCATTTCAAACAGCGGGCAATGGCAGCTTAGGGCCGCTAGCGACACCCGAACTCGTCCTTGAAACCCCGCACCCGCGCAAGCGAACTGGCGGAGCTTTGGCCGCAGACTGTCTCACAGGGTACGCCGTCACGATCTCCATCCGCGCGGCTGTAGCCACAAACGCACCATTGATAGACGGCTTCGCGGCAACTGCTGACTTGCCCGCAAGTCCGGCCGCAGGCATAGCGTTGCGCCAGCTGATAGGAGCCGTCATGCGGCGTGGATTGCGTCTGCGCGAAACCAAGCGTGGAAGATATTCCGAACAGCGCGACGGCTAGGAACAAGCGCCTCAATGTCATGGGCAGGATCCTTAGGTAAACTCGGCGAGGGGCCGCGGCCGACTGCTCACGGCATTGAGGCCGTGCGCCCTCGTAACGGGCCATTTAGGCGCTGCTAGGACGTATGACACGCGTTGGCGCAATAGAAGCAGCCGTTTGCGTTATACCCTCGAGACTTAGCCGATTTAATTGCCGAATGACAGTCATTGTGAAGTCCCAAAGCAACCCTGTTCCAGTACGCCGCTGGATTTTGGCAGTTCAGCTCATCGCTCCGGTGGACTTCATTGTCGCCGTTGATCTGCGTATTTTTGTTCACATAATATTCGGGCATAATTCGTTCCATTCTGAGTTAAATCTATAGATTTTTACCCTTAAGGAGCGCGCGATCCGAGTCTACAGCCATTGCGGAAGTCGCCAACGGGCGTCTAGGCGCGCGCGCGGACAAGGCGGCAAATGGGGCTTATGTTTCCAGAAGGTAAACAAATTTTACACAACATATGATCCCTTACGAGACAGGTGACACCGGCCCGAATCCAACCGCAATCGGACACGAAAAACCGCCCGGATTCGACGATCCCAAAATTGAGATGCCCCCGCCCCGCCCGACGCCGCACCGGGAGGCGCTGCGGGCGGGCGCAGGGCTGGGGGCGAGGGCCGGTCTCAGGCGGTCTCGATCCAGTCAGGAACGGAGCATATGCAAACCCAGTCCCTTGCGGTATCGTCCAGCGTAAAGGGGTCTGCAAGGGAGGGATCATGGCAAGGAAACCCATGACGGCTGAGGCGTTTATGACCGAATTGGCGCGAGACGCTCAATATCTTGAGAGGATAGAAAAGGAAGACCAAAGATTAGCACAGGAGGAGGCCAGGCTGTCGCAGGATGAACGGCCCATTGTGGCCGATCTGGTCGCGCTGGGACTTCACGTGGCGTCGATCTGGGATCTGGTCAATTCGGAGTCCGACTATTCTTTGGCAGTCCCAAGTCTCCTCAGGCATTTAAACTTTCCATATGTGAAGAAAAACAAGGAAGGGATCATAAGATCTCTGGCAGCTCCTTTTGCCCGGGGTGTTGCTGGCCGCCAGTTGATAAGGCTTTTTCGGGCGGAACGTGATGATGACCTCAGGTGGGTTATGGGCAATACTCTGTCCGTGGTTGCCGATGCTGGCGACGTCGAAGATATTATTTCTTTGCTCGAAGACCGTCGTTACGGGTTTTCGAGATCCGAGCTCCCTTTTGGCGTGACGAGAATTCTGAAAGAGGACAGCATTCCCTATCTGATCCGGCTGCTGGAGAATGACGATTTGCTCGTTAGCGCAATTGCATGTCTGGGAAAGCTTAAAGCTCAAACCTCTGCAGATAAGATTTCTGAGTTTGTTGAACATCCGGAGTCTGAGGTCAGAAAAACCGCGAAGAAGGCCCTAAAATACCTAGGCATCTGAAGCTTTGCTCCCGTCATCGTCCTTGGTGACATTTCTACTTTGCGGACCGGCTGACATTTCTACTTGGTTGCAACAGGTGGCCCTACCGGCGGATGCCGTCGCCGGAAGCTCCGCGAAAGTCCGCTTTAAGTGTTACCGCTGTAGGTCCCAGACTGGACCATGTGTTCTGATGCTTGGCACCAAGTTGCGCCCCGTACGGCGCAAGACATTGTCGTTCAATATGTAGACCGACATTACCAACGGGATCACGATTAAAAACGGAAGGGCCGGGGTATAGTCTCCAAATGAAATGAGAGTAGCATTTTCTGCAATAAACCGTCCCAACGAAGAGTGTGGCGGTTGAATCCCCAGACCTATAAAAGAAAGAGAAAAGACCACTAGTATCGTTGCGTTAAAGATATTCCCAAGCATTGCCGCAAGAAAAACTATTTCCTGTCGCACGAATTTCCCCGCAACGCCAAACCACAAAACCGCTGAACCTGATTTCGATGCGGTATATGCGTTTTCGAGCGCCGCTCCCATGGTTTCGCTGCTGCATAAACGAAAAACACGTCCCGAAAACGGTATGGTAATTGCTATGATCAAGCTTAGGCTTGAAGGGACGTAGAACAGGGCCCCAAAGAAGAAGCCCCAGTACAGTGCAGGCAGAGTTGAGATCGCGTGCGCAAGCACGAAGATCGTTCTGTTCAACCACCCACCGAGCACTATGGCAGTGACGCCCGCGCAAAGACCAATGGTGATCGAAAGCAAGGACGTAGCCGAAGCCACCCAGACGAGGTTTCTGAGGCCATAGATCAATCTTGATAAGCTGTCGCGGCCTAGTTCATCAGTTCCCAAAAGGAACTCTTCATCCGCAGGTGAAAATGCTGTGGCGACACTAAGGGTTGGTTCAAATGGCGCCAGAATTGGAGCGAAAGCTGATACAAAAAATGCGCAAAAAACAACGACTAACCCGATAGTTGCGCCGAAACGTGTCGGGGGCTTGATATTGCTTGGATTCGGCGAAAAAGCTGCAACAGGCTTTTCAAAGAAAGAACGCATCACTCAAATCCCTCCCTATCAATACTTGGCCAGTGCCAACGCGCGCGTTGTCAAAGCCCCACGGCATGAACATCATCAAACACGCATCGGATTGGCTTGTCGATGATCATAACCGGTGGCTGTGGGCAAAGTTGAAGTAAGCCCCACAAAGCTGCCATTCGCGCGCGATGCAGCAATCAGTACAAAGGGCTCGATCCGGTCATTCGAAGGCGGGTCGGACCCGCTTCGCACCAGCAGCTACAGCGGTGGCTCGATCTCAAAAAGGGTCCCACTTCTTTTTCTACCGCCTTTACGCCGGGAATCTCCAAGCCTTTGATTTCAAAAGCCGCAGCAGGGATCTGGGAGGGCTAAGTAGAACTGGGCGGTTTGGGTCCCAGTTCCGGATGCGGAAAAGGCCCTTGAATGGTGTGTTTAGCACCCACCCAAGAGGCGCTTAAACCGTGTTTTAATGGGGTTTGGTAGGGTTCGCCACGTCCGCGGCCTTGCTCCGACCAACGCGCTCGTTTTCGCCCTGTTGGTGCTGTTTTGCCGATTTACTGCAAACTTTGCACTCGCGCGTCCCGGTGGGCCTCTTGGCGCTCGAAACCCCTTATTTCATTGGGTGATCCGCCTTCTTCCAGCCTCGTCCCGGGTCGTCCGGCATCACTGTAAACAATGGTGTAAACCTACAACTGTTGTAGCGTGACAGCGAAGTTTGCAGTGAATTACACTCTAGTTTACAGCAACGGGGGTTTTGGGAGCGCTGTCAGGCAGGAGTGACCCCCGCCGCATTTTGCAGAGAGGGTCACGTATTTCAAAGCGCTGGCTTACTTTGGAACCAAAACAGCGTTGACAACATGGATCACGCCATTCGACTGATTAACATCAGCGACGGTCACCAGTGAAGCGTTCCCGCTTTCGTCGTAGATGTAGACGTTGTNGCCGCGCACCTGTGCAGACAATGCGTCACCAGACACCGCGTTAAAATGGTAAAACCCGTCAGCGCTTGACCGGGCGGCGGCGATAATTTCGGCAGCCGACCAATCACCTGCGACGACATGTGCGGTCAGGACTTTTTGCAGCATCGCCTTGTTCTCAGGCAGCAGCAGCGTTTCGACAGTACCAGCGGGCAAGGCGGCGAACGCATCGTTGACTGGTGCGAACACAGTGAAAGGTCCTTCGCCTTGCAACGTGTCAACAAGATCTGCCGCCTGAACTGCCGCAACAAGTGTCGTGTGGATAGGAGAGTTCACCGCGTTTTCGATGATGTTGCGTTCAACAAGCATCTCCGCGCCACCAACCTTTGGATTTCCCGTATGATCATCTGCAAAGGCGGGTGTGGATGCGATCGCAAAAGTGAGCGCGAAGAGCGTAGATTTAATGGGTGTCATAGCTGTTCTCCTTGTAAATGGGCCACGCTTTTGTGCGGCTATACAAAGATCCACGAAACCAACCGCGAAACAGTTTCAATTACTCGCAAATACTGACGATTTTCCAATCGTTGAGCGCATCGTCACCGGCACAAGGTGTTCCTGTTTAGCTGTCGGCGAAGTTCAAGAGCAGATGTTCATATCAAACGCGGCGAACCTCGGCTCTCCGCCCTTCGTTACGCCTGCTGCGCTCCTTGGCCTCGGCAAGGAGGAGGGCCGAGACCTGCGCCCAGAGGGGGTCGCGGCGGAGGGCTGCGGCGAGGCCGGGGTGCGAGGTGTGACAGAGCATCGGCATTGGCTTGTCATAGAGGTTCACGCCGCGCCGCCAGAGGGCGCAGACCTCGTTGAGGGCCCTCAACCGGAGGCTGGCGCGCCGCTCCATTCGGGCAGGGGGAAAACCTTGTCGTAGGCCCAGTTAAATCCGAATGCGTAGACCATGTAGAACAGCGCAAAGGACAGATCCATCACGAANGCCTGCCAGAGNGAGATACCGAGATACCATGCGAAGAANGGCATCAAGACGATCAAGAGGCCGGTTTCAAAGAGGACGGTGTGCAGAATGCGCAGCGAGGCCGATTTCTTGGTTGTGCCGGACAAGCGTTGCAGGGCCACATCGAACACATAGTTGTAGATCATGTTCCACAGCGTTGCGAGGGTGGCGCTCACAATGCTGACCACACCGATGTCGTGTATCGGGACGTGAAACGCGACCGCGCCAAGTGGGACGACGAGAAGCAAAGCGATGATTTCAAAACTCAGGGCGTGGCGGAGACGATCAAGCGGGGAGCGCATGGCGACCTCAAACTAGGTGCCGGGTCGTCCCGGGCTGTTGTCCAGATGTGGAGGTCGTCCTCGCTGGATAATATCGCACCTCTGCAAGGGTGTTTCAAGGAGGTCAAAGTCTTTTGGCGATTGGGAACGAGAGCCCCCTGTGCATGACCTGAGCGTCCAATGGTCCAAGCCGGATACGGAGCGGGCAATCACTGGCTCAGGAATGAGGCCATGTGTCCGGCCGCATCAAACCTGTTTCAACCATGCGCAGAACGAAAGTTCGAACCCGTAAGTAACAGCGCCCCTCACCTGGGTTTCGGGGCGCTCTGGTTTTTGCATCGAGACGGCTTCAGAGCAACAGCACCTGTGTGCCCACTGCCACCTTGGCGAACAGCTCTTCGATATGGGGGTTATAGAGACCGATACAGCCGGAAGACGATTGCCGACCGATCTTGCGGGTGTCGTGGGTGCCATGGACCAGATAGGCGGGCCAACTGAGATAGAGAGCATGGGTGCCNAGCGGATTGCCCGGACCCGGGGGCATGTAGGCGGGCAGGGAGGGATCACGCTCGCGCATGGACTGGGTTGGNGTCCAGTCGGGGCCGACCCGTTTGCGCACCACCTCGGTATAGCCCCGCCGCGTGAGTTCTTCGGTCAGCGGAACCGACGACGGGTAGAGCGCATAAGTCTCGCCATCGGGGCCCCAGTAATGCAGCGCACGGCTGTCGATATCGGCCAGAATGGCGCCTTTGCCCAGAGTATCGAAGTGATCGCGCCAATCTCGGGTGACAAAGGCGGACGCGTTGCGACGGTTCGTCACTTCGCTCAGGGGGGCAGCGCGCAGGATGCCGGGAGTTGCAAGTGCTGCAAGGCCAGCGGCAATCGCGTGGCGGCGGGTAAGTCGACTGGGGGTCACTGGGCTCGATCCTCTTTATTGTGACTATTGGCAGGAACATAGGGACAGCAGCGGGTAAAGCGAAGGGGTTGACGGGCAGAAACCCGCATCACCTCACGGAATTGTCATCAGGTGTTCTCAGGTGCTTGTGCTCTCACGTTATGCGGCACGTTTGCACCTCATGGTTGCGCGACTGGCACTGCCGTGCTTTTCTTTCACCCAAGAGCAAGTCATTTCAGCAGCCTATTTCAACGGAGGGCATAACCATGCCACAAGAACACCGGGTCGCCGTGGCGGTCATTCACGGTATGGGCAGTCAGGGCGACAAGCCACAAGCCGACAACGCGGTCAGCTTTTCCCGCGATCTTTATCAGGCGTTACGCCGCCGGATGGGGGAGGCACGATTTGACAGTCTTGTGGGGTGGCGCGAGATCTTCTGGTCGGACATCCTGCAAGAGAGACAGCAGGGTTACATGGACCGTGCGCTCAAGGGCGAGGCCAATTGGATGGGGTCGCGGGATTTCGTGATGCACAGGTTGGCCGATGCAGCCTCTTATCGTTGGGAAACAGGGGATCATGCCTATGTCTACCCAGAGGTGCATTCCCGCGTCACCCGTGCCATCGCCCATTTGGAGGGGGTGACGGGCGCGCGAGCGCCCCTCATCGTGCTGGCGCATTCATTGGGCGGCCAGATCATTTCAAACCACATCTGGGATTTGCAAAAGGGCCATAGCGCCGCGCCAACCATGTTTCAGCGCTTTGAGACGATGGCCGGATTTCTCACGTTTGGGTGCAATATTCCGGTCTTTACGTTCAGTTGTAGACCCGGAGAGGTCAAGGCCATCGACCGGCCCGGTACTGCCATTCCGGCGGGAAAGTGGTTCAAGCCGTGGTGGATCAACCTCAACAGCCGCAATGACATTCTGGGCATGCCTCTGGCTGGTTCGGGGGCAGGCTACGATGTTCTGGCGGCAGATGGTCAGTTGCGCGATCGTTGGATCAGCGCGGGCAATATTCTGACCGCGTGGAATCCGCTGTCGCACAATGCCTATTGGACGGATGGCGATGTACATGGATCTGCCGTGGCGATGATTGAACAGGCAATGCAGATTGGGCCTGTGGGGTGACGCAAAAGGCCCCGGCATCTCTGCCGGGGCCTTTGATCTTGGGCGATTGGGCGCAGGATCAGTCCATTGCCTTGAAGTTGAACTCGCCACCTTCCTTGATGCCGGATGGCCAGCGGGACGTGACGGTTTTGGTCCTTGTGTAGAACTTGAACGAATCCGGGCCGTGCTGGTTGAGATCGCCAAACCCGGATTTTTTCCAGCCACCGAAGGTGTGATAGGCGAGCGGCACCGGAATGGGGACGTTGATGCCGACCATGCCGACGTTCACACGCGCTGCGAAATCGCGGGCGGCGTCGCCGTCGCGGGTAAAGATCGCGGTGCCGTTGCCATATTCATGGTCCATCGCGAGTTTGAGGGCTTCCTCATAAGAGCCCGCGCGGACGGTCGAGAG